CAGGTGCAAATACTTTTCCTGTCCAATCCAATGCCCCTAATATTGGAGGCGTTTGCATTGTAGCATCATACGCAGGAAATCCTGAGAAGCCCCCTTTGACGTCCATAATCACCTGATTGTTCTCAGGAGATTTATTCACGTATTCGCGCAAATCGTTTAATAAAGAGTATTGTCTTTCTACAACTGCGTAAGCTTCTGCATAAGGAATGCTCCTTTGTTTCGCAAATGCCTCCACCTCGCTCTTCCATACCTCAAACTTCCCGTCCTTAATTTTAGGAGCTTTAGGATTATAGTACGCAGGCTTCCCTGTCTCAGCGGTCGCTCGTTCCCCCTTCTCGTCAAAATAAATAACCTCTCCTAATGGAGAAGTAACCACAAGGTAAACCCCTGTACGAGGCTTTCCTGCATTATCCGGTTTTAATAAAAAAGCTAAGTCATCAGGTTTTAAGTGTTTATTCTCTAAGCGAGTTGTACTCATCAAAGTGAGTTTCACTGCTCCGACACCTTCGATACGAGGAGTTTCTCCCTCTGGTGTATTCGCATACGCAGCAATGATTTTTTCCTTGATGTCGTTGTAGAACTTCTCCTTCTGCAAATACTCCGCAGTCTGATTCTTTGGTTGTACATCACTTAAAAAAGACATAGGAATAATCAGTTCCGGTTCTTCTTCCGCAGGTTCCTCGTCTATGGTTTCTTCCTGTACTACCGGGTCAAGAGATTCTTGTTGTATCTGTTCTTGCTTTTCTTTTAACTCCGCGATTTTATCTACGTCAGGAGAAACGAAATCTGTTACAAAATCTATGTTCTCAAAATTAGTTTCATGTCCGATAACTTCTGCAATAACAGGTGCAAGCATCTTCCTGATCGGTTGACGTAATCCCAGAGCAAGAGAAATGTGCTGAGGCAATAAAGAAACATAAGATACACCCAGAGCTTTATCTCCGGTTTTACCTACAACCAAATTATACACAGAAGTAGAATATTCTTTAAAATCAAAAGGTTTATCTGTCGCTGAGTGGTCTAACAGATCTTTAAATACTTTAGCAAATAACTGCTCTTGTTGTTGTATCGTTAGTGTACAATTCATAATTATTTACAACCTAAATTATTTAAAAAATCTTCTGTTACCTGTGCTGTTGTTTTCTTTTCCGCAGCATCTGCAACTTGTTTCAAGCGGTTAACATCCTGAGTAAAATCAGTAGTCTTTTCCTGATTTGTTTTAATCAATGTTTTTTCTGCCGGCGTTACTGTTGTTTTTGCTTGCTTCATGTGTGCTGTGTATTTAATATCATCCATCGTAATATACCGATTATCTCCTTGTATTGGTAATCCGTTTACGTAGAAACCTTCTACATGAATTTTTCCGTTCTTGCTGCTCACACTCTTAATTTGTACATCCTGATACTTAGAATTTTTCAAAGTAACTACATCACCTTTTTTCAAAGTAGAAATATCAATCTTAGAAAACAACTCTATGTTTTTTGCTTCGATAGCTTCCGCAACATATTCATACCAACCGTCTACCGGAGGAATGGTTCCATCTACAAGCGCTTTTTCTACTTCCGCTTTCAACGCCTCTAATTCATCTTCCGTTTTAATAGCATCTAACTTACCTTGTAAATCAAACTTCTCGATAGCTGCTTCGTGTGCGGCTTCCTCTTTTTGTTTTACCTCTGCAAAACTTGGATTAACTTCTTGTCTTTGGAAATCTATAACCTCTCCGTTTTTAGAAGGCTCGTTCTTTACAAACAACATTCCAAGATTACCGTCATTCTTACTTCCGTTCTCTTTGTACGCTTTCAGGAGCTGTACAACGTTTGAGTGCGTCATAATACCTCCGCCGTCTGAAAGAGCGTTTGTTATCTCAGGAAGCGCTGTCAAGACGCGATCTTTAAATTCATTGAATGACTCTACGGATTGTCTATCTGCGTAAATCTCTTTTAAAGGTTTACCTTCTGCATTAACATCTTCTCCTGCATAAACTTTTTCCTCTGGGTGAAGTGCGAACCAAGAATCAATTTTGTGCCAATCCTCGTCGGGTATTCCTGCAAAACCTGTCTTATCGTCACCGGTGTTCCAAGGATCTAATGCTGCGTTTTGTTCTACAACTACGTCCTTGCCTTTTTTAGCAACCACTTCTGCGGAGTCTATAGCACGCTGTCTTGTAGAAACAATTATCTTGGTTAAGGTCTCATCTACATTTCCTTCTGCACCGTCTTCTACGTGTTTTTCTCCTTCAGGAGTAATATGTTCCTGTGTTGGACCAGAGTTAATTCCTTTTTCATCCTCTGCGGTTTCTCCGTGACGGAAGATTCTTATTTTACCGGTTGCGGTTTGGATGAAGGTTGGTTTGGTTGTTTCAACTGGTTCTTCTTTCGATTTTAAATCTTTAAGGTTAAAGTAGTCTGTAACAATATCAGCCGCTTTTTTGTAGTCAACACTATCTACCGGAATTGGAGTATGTGCCTGCGCAGCACTTACAAAATTATCAGGCAGTTTATTCTCTTTAAAAATTTTATCCAATCCTTTATCATCTATCCAATAGCCTGCATCATGTAAATCATTTAATAAAGCATTTGCGTCTATATTATCACGGTATTTCTTATAAGCAGCTTCAAAGTTCTCCACACGTTTATCATGTGTTGCTTTGTTTACCTCAGCTAATATTGAAGCAAAGTCCATAAAATGATGCGGATCATTAAGCACGTTTACCGCCTTAGACAAATCCTTAGAATCTTGGTCAAGCGCATGAAAATCTTTTAAATTATCAAACGTACTTTTTATCTTTTCGTTAAACACATGATCATCATTTTTCTTAGCGACCTTCTTAATATAACTTTGGTAAGAATTATAAAACTCCCTTTCTGCGGTATGTAAAAAATGTTCTTTTTCAAGTCCCTGTATTTCTCCCTTAGTTTCTAAGCGTTCTACACGATGTCTTTTATACTTCTTACCGTTACTAAGCAAAACGCTTCTACCTTGTACTGCTTTTACAAACCCATGTTCACCACTAATAGTTTTAACTCTATCCCCAACTTGAATAGCCATGCTTTTCTTAAACTCCACAGATACTTCCGGCTTACGTCTCTCCTCAGAAACCAGAGATAATGCGTGCTTGTACATCAAAGTATTTTTCAGAATGTCTTCCGCGTTTTCAGCTTGCTCTTTAGTTTTTCTATACTCCGCTTGACTTCCCGGAATACCTTTTAACGCCGCCGCTTGATCCTTTAGCATCTTGACATTCTGAGCAAGGTCTTGTACATTAAACAAAGAAGTATAATCCCCAGAAACCCCCTTTGAAAGAGGAGTGTTTGTACTCGCCTTGTCTGTTATAGCGCCCATCCTCTTGAGCGTCTGATTAAACGAGTGTGCAGAATATATAGCTACTTTCTGTGCGTCATCAACTGCCTTCCAACGATGGGATTCTGTTATATATTTGTTCTGACGTTCTTGATACTGAACCTCTGTTTCTTTTTTTGTTTTTTCTCCTGCGTACTTATTTGGATCAAATTCATTTTTAAATTGCTCCTTTATAACATCGTGCCTCTTTTGCAAGTAATCAAGATGCTCAACCGTTTCGTTGATTTTTCTCCTGATTGTTTTATCATCCGTCTGCTCTCCAAACGCGGCTTGCAAATCCTTTCCTTCCAACTTCGACATATCATTGAAGTAATCCTTCAACATCTCCGTCTTACCTGCTTTTGTTACATTGTATAGATGATTGAATAACGCTTCATCCTGAATATCCAAGAACTGTTTTTTGTCTCCACTCTCCTGCGCACCCTGCATATCCTTCTTAGCTTCGTACTGAGTCGCCATGTTCTCAGTAAAAGAATTATGTAATTGCTTCGGATCGTTCGCTAATTCGTTTATCGAATTCTCAACGGTAGCAGTAAATTCTTTTTTATATGCTTTTGCTTTTTCAAAACCAACTCTATCCTTTAAACGAGCAAGGCTCATTGAACCATATTTGTACAGGAGATGTTGTGGTGCTTGTATAAACCCCGCCATAAAGAATCCTGATGCAAAGTTTTCTAATCCCCGCCCAGAACCTTGATTTTTCAACCCTGCTCCCACTGAATTTAATAAACTAATTCCTTCACCATGTCCTCCATTAATTTCACTGTGATACAACTTCGTGTAATAATCAGAGGCAGCATCCTGAATAACAGCTTGTGTACTTTCCTGAATACCTTCTCCTAAATTGGTAGCCATGTATTTCAGCGTACCTTTTCCAATAGTTTTTGGATGAGCCAAAGTTTTTATTCCTCCGAGTATACTTTTTGAACGAAACTCAAAAGCAGACTTTAATCCTTTTGCTTTCCAAGACGCGTCTCCTGCTTCCATCACCCCCTCTATTCCCTTCATTGCTTCTGCGCGAGTGTTTGCAAGAGAACGAAATCCTTTGAAGGAATTTTCAAACATCATCTTGTTTGTCAGGAATATTCCCAGTGTGTTTGCAAGGCTTGTGTTGAACCCTGCGGACTTCGCTTTATTATAAATATTTTCTGCAACATCCCCCGAAGGCATCTCTCCAAACTCCTTATAATGCTCTGCTACAAGTTTATCTTGCAAATCTCTTGAGGACTGAGAACCTTCAAGGGCAGACTCGGAACGAACTAAATTCATCCCTCGAGCGTCTTGATAGAACGAACCAAACGTTTTAAATGTCTTTCCCCACTCCCCTAATTTCTCAGCATCTTTTAATTCTTTTACATAAGCTGCTGTGTGTTCAAGAGGATTTAATAATTTACCTATTGATTTTGCACCTGCACCAAACTTTGTATAAAAATCCTTAGCTGCTCTTACGTCCTTAATCGCATCCAATGCTTTATTAACACGTCCGATATTTCTTGCAGTATCCCATATTGTTTTAATACGCGCACCGGTACGTGCCATTATTCCCAACTCTAACGGAGCAGCAGCACCTTCGGTAGCAACAGTTATCCCAGCCCCTATTATGTTCTCTGCTGCCATCTCTAACCCTATCCCGGCTGTGAACATAGCATTAGACCCAAAGTTCAGTATAGTCGCTCCTACGCCTCCTCTGGAGATATTAGCGAGCTTCATATTCTCAGACATACTCTTGTCCACCCAATCTGAACTTGCAAAGGGAGAAACAAAAGCGCTTCCCAATAATTTCATTACAGGAACGAAGCCCCTGCGAGCATCGTCCATCAAAGTAGTGTTCTGATTATAGAACGCTTCGTTATCTCTATATGGATTAAATCCTAATTTAGAAAACTTTGGATCAGTATAATATCTTTCAAAGTGTTGATCGTTAGAACCCGCACCGTAAGCGTAACTCTTTCCCCAAAAAGACTTATCGTTAGCCCACGCACCGGCTTGTCCGATATAATCCCCCAACGCATTTGCGTGCGCCTCTGAATTATTTGTAGTAGGTTTCGGAGTTCCTGTTGTGTAATCTCCAACAAGCTGTTTGTTTATGCTTATTGATTTAGGTTGCGCTTGAAAAGGTACTGTAGTCTGAGGAGTACGCAGTTCGTTAGCAGCATCTAAAATACTTTTCTCTCCAAGAGGAACTATGGGATTTTGAATTTCTGTGTTTTCCTCCATTACTGTTGTTCTTGTACAATTCCTTGTGCAGCTAAACTTTGATTAAGCGCTTCCACTGCTTTAGCACCTTTTACAACTTTAGGATTCTTATTGTGAACGTCCGTCAAATACTGATTATTCTGGGCTTCTAATGCTGTAAATTGATCATCCAAATTCTGAAACAAAGTTTTAGAATTAATGTGTGGTTGAATATCAATATAACTATAAGCCTTTGTCTCCACCTTTCCGTTATCATTCACAAAAGGAATAGTCGCGTCTATGTGATACCCTTGCCCATCCTTACGAGCCCTTACTGCATACGAACCGTCGTGAGAAAACTTCCTAACCACTTCGTCCCCACCATTAAGGATTATATCCGTTTTAGATGGAGCAATATCATTTTTATAAACAGGATTTTCAGTTTGGTCTTTAGGAACAAAAAACGTTATTGAATTGTTTTCAGGAGGATTTCCTCCGAGGATTCCGGGTTTTTTATCTGTACCGGTAAGCGACCTTTCGTGCATCCATGACTGAGGCAATGTAACAGTATACTGAACTAAGTTAGGATTGTTTGCGGCTATTCCCACTACCTTAAAATCTGTAACAGGGTGGTTCTTTCCTTTTCCAAAATCTCCCGATTTAATTGCATTGAAAAAAGTCTGCGCCACAAGGCGAGCATTAGCATCGTCCCCTATTCCAGCGTAATCTTTGTCTGTAATATTATCTCCACTTCCCCAAATAACTTTCTCTACTTTTCCCTCCTTCAAATCCTGTTCTACTCCTAAAATTCCCTGAGTTCCTGATTGGTTGGGATGACTTAAGTCCGCTACCTGTGTGATTGGTTTAGTAGTCAATCCCCCAGACCCTCTTGACACAGAAACATTTTGAGAGTAATGAGCTAATTTTCCATTATCATTCTTCTCATACTCTGCGTACTTGTCCGCAAGTTTTGTGTACGTATCCTTTGCATCCTCCGCAGAATTAGCATCAAGAGATTTCTGCTTTGCCCAAGCAATAGCCGCAGGTTTATTCATACCGGAAGACAATGCAAATTGGGTGTTAGCTTCAATGCGCTTATTAACATAACTACGCACAAACTCATTTTCACTAACAAACCTGTTGTCCTTAAATGCTAAATCTTTAGTCGCTTTCAAATCGGTATCTAAAGAAGCATCCGTATCAAACATTCCCTTTACTACTTTATCATTCTTCTCCTGAATGGTTCGTATTGTATTGGAAGCATCTGCAGTTAATTTTAACTTCGCTTCTAACGCATTTATATTCGATACTAAATTTCTTTGTTCAACCCCAAGGACAACTCCATTCTGTTTAGTAGAAGTATAATCATCGTACACCGCCTTTACGGTGTTAAATGTTTTGGTTAAGTCTTTTACCTGCTTTTGTGTAAACTCTTCCGAAGCAAATGTTTTATCTTTCTCCGAGTTCCAATCGCGCCCTACAATCTGTTTAAAAGCATTCTTTGCGTTTGTAACTTTGTCCGGATCTTTTGAATTTTTTATAGTACCTACAAAATTATCCAACACAGAAGTAACGTAAGTCTGAGCGTCATTAATTGTTTCTCCACCAAGTTCGTGCAGTTTTGCTTCATTGTCTCCTTTTACTGAAAACTGATGAGTAGAAGACCCTGCTCCCGGTGCTTGCGCCGTTTGATTCGGATCTACTGTAGGATTATCTCTTTTGTGTTTTGCAGTTTCAAAATCTTTTTTAAATTGTTGTTCGTCTTTGTGCTTCATCCAATCATATTGGTGCGCAGAATTTTGTAACGACAATGCGTAAGAATGTTGTACAGCAGCTAATCCGTAAGGATCATCCTTTTGTGTTGACTCAGAATGAAGTTGAGTCCACGACTCAGCGCCCAAATCAACATGGTCATGTAAATAGTCCGCAGCAAGAAGTCCTTGTACTTTAGTTATCAAAGATTTTCTGTCTCCGTTTAAAGGCGCTTTTACTAAGTTTGTTCCTTGCTCTGTAACCTTGTGGGCTCCCTCAGCGTTTTGTTGATTTCTTTTTACCTCTGCCCATGAGGTCGCTAATCCGTCATCTGGATTTTCAGGATCTACGCCATGTGTCTTTGCTAAACTTTCTACAACCGCCGCCTTATTACTTACAGCAGCTACTTGTTGCTTTAGATGAGAATCTCGTTTTAATGCTTTATCGGATAGCTCCTTGTATTTAGTATTCAGATAATGTGATTCGGCAGCATCAGCACTTCCAAACTCAGGAGTGGTTGCTTCTATTGTAGATTTCATATCTACATACGCTTGTGTTTGAAACATCTTTTGCATTGCAGGATCATTTCCAAACTTTGCCAGCAGGAGATTATGCAACGGACGCTCTATTAAGGCGCCGTTCTTATGGGTGTATATCCACTTGCCGTCGCTTTGTGTTGCTACCACATCTATTTTCTGCTCATTCGCAAACTTTGCTATTTTACTTTGCACATCAATATATGGAGTAAAATCAGGAGCCTGCATCTTAAGTCTGTCCTCTCTACTTGCGTTTTTAAAATCTTTCGCCCAATACGTTTGTTCCGCCATCCCTACATCCCAATACTGTCCTCCGCACTTATCCGGATCAGTGCAATCCTTCAAACTCTCTCCTTTACCTATATTGTTCTGCCATTGCTTAGTTTTCACCATATCGTTGATGATGTCCTTATTGTCGTATAAAGGACGAAACGCACCCATAGCAGCGCTTACATTCTGTTCTTGCGATAAATCTAATTTAGAAATCTTTTTTACTTCTCCCTCCATCGCTTTGAAAAACTTATCTCTCGCTGCAATGTTTTCTTCTGCTAACATAGGAGCATTCAACAATGTACTATATGCCTGACTTATTTGACTATGCGCAGCATCATACTGTCCCTGACGTGCTTGTAAAATATTCGCGTGGTAGTTTAAATCGGGGCGAAATGGTTGAAGAGCCGGGATAAAGTCTTGGTTGCCGTTGAGATATGTTGCCACTTATTTTACGTTTTAATTGTTACAAATATCGTCTACATTTTACATGTGTACAAAAAATAGTTTTCTCCGTGTTATTATGTGAAAAATAACATTTTAAATGTGCAGAAATAGTTTTATCCGCCGTAACTGCCGGAACTTGTTTCGGACTGTTGCTCTCTTAGCTTGTCTACCTTATCCCATGCCTCTTTCTTAGTGTACCCACGCTTATTAATCAGATGGTTCACCACATCGTCTTCACTGCTGCCGTTTGCTCCTAAAGTTTGAGATAACTTTCTCAAACCATTTTGGTAATTCTCCTCTGCAAAATCTTTTCCGGGTTTGCTAAAAGAATGAGTACCCCCGGACAAAGGATTGACTTGATACTGCCTTTGGATACCGTTTAACGCCTGAGCATTCGCCCTATTGGTTATCGCATCTATAAAACTACCACGTATCTGTGCCCGAGCTTGCGCTTTAGAATTATCAAAGTTTTGATTCGCTATTACGTTCTTATCATACAGATTGGTCGCATTTGTTGCGTTATACTGCCCCGCCTCATTCAGAGCCCCAGTACGTTGCTGCTCGTTCAGATTAGAAGCGCTTACGTTCATGTTGTTGTATTTTCCAAGAATGTTTCCAGCCTGTCCAGCCGCTTGTCCTTGAATCGCGGACAGTCGTGCCGACAACTCCTGCGGACTGCCAAACATTCCTGCAGCCTGCGCTGCGATATTTGCTTGTTCTGAGTTCTGAGCAAGCTCCCTCGTAGGATCGTAAAAGGTTGCTTGAGGTAAATGCGGGCTGTACGGTGCCTGCCACGGAAGGTACTTATTGATACGATACCTATCCCCAACCGCGCCGGCAGTTTTGATAATGTCCTGTAACCAAAAGTCAGCAGGAACTTGTTTATTGTTTCCTTTCACTACTGCGGTATCTACCACAGGAGGGGCTTTATCTTCGGTTCCTGCAACTTTAGTTTTATCTTCAACAGCCGGTGCCCCGTCTTTAGTCCATCCCGGAGCGAGCAGCGTATGATCACCAAACTTTCCGTTTTTACTTGTTCCCTCTACGTAATTTCCTTTTTTATCCGTTTGATTAAAATATCCCGGATGTTCTTTGTCGTACTGATCCTGAAACCACTGAACATCCTCAGCTTTGTGAGGGTTCCAATCAGGCTTCTGGTTAAACACCCAAGGATGCCTTGCTTTAAAATCAGCTTGTTCTGTAGCATCCCACTTTGCATTGCCGTACAAATTTCCTCCTGCTTCGGGTTGATTAGAAGCTCTTTTTGTCCTATCTATCCCAGAGGGAATAGGTTTATACCCCCTCTTCTCCTCTGATGCCACATGTGCTGCAACTTCAGGACTGTATGTGTTCACCTCCGACCTCTTTCCTTGTGGAGTTGTTTTACTTGTGGCTGTCTTTGTCGCAGAAGTTTTATTCTTTCCAAGTAATTCCGCTAATCTTTCTGCTGGAGTTTTGTCTGCCATGATTAATATATTTTACCGTTAGCTTTAAAGTGGTATCCTTCCTTCACCAATGTTGCAACATGTTCCGCATCGACCGTACCAAGGTCGTCTAAAGCAGAGTTTTTTACTTTAGGTGAAGCCGTCTGCGTGATGAATTGTTTTGCCTTTGCGGATTCGTTCTCCACATAAGGCTCGTTCTTTACAAATTGTAATGGTGTGTTTTCTGCGGCTAACCTTTTTCTCCACTCCGCTTTATTCATCGCAGATCGTGTTTCTGGAGTTGCCTCCTTAAACCCGTGATAACCTTGCGCCTGCTGCATCTCCCACGCCGCGTCTGGCTCATACCCCGATGTTGTTGTATATTGTAAGGGATCAACCACATTCAAACCAAGTTGAGCCTTCATCTGTCCCGGCGCAACAACACGTACCCTACGTAAAGTTTCTTCCCCACCTTTCTTAAAGAAATTAAACTTAGGTTGTCCTCCAAACCTTGCTTGTTCTTCATCCGGTTCTTCTTGGTCGCCCGCGTCCTGATCCTGTGCTCCAAATATTTCAGCAGGATTCATTCCGCTACTATGCAGATAAGGCTGTGCAATCATAGGAATTCCGTTGGGAAAACCTTTATGACTTTCCTGAATCAAACTGAGTTTTGCTAACTTCTCATTGTAATTCGCAATCATACTTTCTGCAGTATCCCGTTGTAGTTTATCTGTGTTTTTATCTGCAAGCACTTTTCTGTAGTTGTTGATGTCGTACTTCTTTGCGATTTCAGCAGGAGTGTATCCCGACTTACTTGCTGCCATATTAAATTGGGAGAGTATCGTCGGATCTGTAATGCGCATTGATTTATCCCGAGAGAATATAAAAGAATTTGGTGCAAGGTTTAATTTTGTACCGCCGGCGTAATGACGTTTTCCGGCAACCGTAAATGCCGCAGGTAATCCTGAGTCATCACTTGTTACTACTACCTCGCCGTTTTCTGCCTCCAAATTCGATTCGTCATCTGGAACTGGTTGTAGTGTCTTCTTCACCTCCGTAGGTTGCTTACCCAACTTTGTAGCCGAGTAAAACTTGAATGGGGTCATATTTCTTGCGTTCATCTATTTTAGACAAGGAAACTCCGATGCCTTTAGGCTCGGAGAGGAATTGTCGTACTCCCACTTTAAATTGTTAATAATTATTTTCAAATATGTGAAACTTATTAGTATATTTGTATTATGAAATTGACTTTGAAGATAAAACTTTTGCCTAACAAGGAACAATTCGATTCTCTCAAAAACACTGTGAGCGAAGCGAATAAAGCCTGTAATAATATTTCTAAAACTGCTTTCACAAAAAAACTTTACAATAACTTTAAATTGCACAAAGAGGTTTACTATTCTACAAAAGAACAATTCAATCTTTCTGCACAAATGGTTGTACGTTGCATTAGTAAAGTTGCTGATGCCTATAAATTGGATAAAAAAGTCCAAAGAGAGTTTCGTCCACTTGGTGCAATTACTTATGATTCCCGAATACTTACTTACAAAACCACCGATACGCTTTCTATTTGGTGTATTGGTGGCAGACAAAATATTCCATTTATTTGCCATAATACAAACTACCTTCCTTACATACAGGGAGAAGCTGATTTGGTATTTAAGAATGGGAATTTTTACATATTCCAAACAGTTGAAGTTCCCGAAGAACCGATAAAAAATATTGAAGAGTTTATTGGTTGCGATTTCGGCTTGACCGATATAGTCGTAACATCTGATGGCATTAAACATTCTGCCGAAGGGCTTAATAATTATAGAGAAAAGAAACAACGGATTCGTAGTTCCGTTCAATCCAAAGGCACGAAGTCTTCTAAAAGACTTTTGAAACGGCTTAGTGGGAGAGAAAAAACTACGGCAACAATCCAAAATCATACTATTGCAAAATCTATTGTAAAGTCTGCTAAAGAACAAGGTAAAGGAATTTCTATTGAAGATTTGACTGGAATAAGATTTACTTCCAAAAGAAGAAATAAAACTTTCAGAACAAAACTTGGTAAATGGAATTTTGGTCAATTGCGTTCTCATCTTACTTACAAATCTTTGCTTAGTGGTGTTAAACTTATTGTTGTTGAACCTCGTTATACTTCTCAAACGTGCAGTTGTTGCTTGCATATTGGTAAAAGGACTAACAAGGTTTTTAAGTGTACAAATCCAAACTGTAAAGTAGATGTAATTGATGCAGATTTTAACGCTGCTCAAAATATCTCCTTGCTTGGGGCTTCCGTAAATAAGCCCGAAAGTTCGACTATGTATTGCTCTTTGCATTATGTTGTTAGTTCTAAAGCACCTATCCCTTTAGGGTAGGTGTAATTTACCTTACTTATCTTTAAAATGTTCTACTCGTTCAAATACAGGCTTTACAACCAACTTCAATGCTAATTTATCTATCCCAGACGCAGGTTCAAAGTGGAACTCTCCCTCTGATAGGACATCTTCTACTACAAATATTAAGTCTGCAAGAAAAGGGAGTTTCAATCGGGTGTAAGCCATGCTCGGAATCAATTCTTCAACCTTCGTTTCTCGAACGGCTCCCCCCGTCTCAGAGACCGTTGTACAAAACCCCGACTCAGAAATCATATCAGATATTGCCTCATTTATCTTACGAAGTCCTTCTATGTCTGAAAAGACTATGATTTCGCCCAAACCTCCCACAGCATCTCCCCCCTCAATTGCTTTAGCTACAACTTTATCATAATCTTTTTTATAAAAACTGTGTAATTCCTCCTTTATTTGTTCTATTAAATTCTGATCTGTTTTCATTTTATTGTTGGTTTTTGTTGGTTACTAATCAAGGTACTCAATTTTATATCCTTTTGCCCGCAAAGCGCGGATTTCTTTCTCGCTCATATATTCCCCCTCATCATGTTGTCCACCCATTTTCATGTTGCCCCGCGATTGTACCGGAGTATATTGATTGGGACGAAACGCTCCGCTATTACTTTCATAGTCGCCCCTATTCGCATTACCTGCTTGATTAACTGAAAACTGGTTATCAGCATTTGTACGTTGCTTTAATAACTGTTGATTAGCAAAAGTATTCTGCGAATTTAATCCCGCTGTCAGGAAACTCATACCTCCTATAATTCCTTCCGCAGCTAATTGTCCGTTAAATCCTCGCTTCTGTCTTTGCTCGGGTTTCGCATTATTTAATTGCTGCGAAGAAACGCCGGAAGTAATCGGATATGGATTATCTGTCTGCCCATTCATCATAGTTTGGTTTCCCGCCACTCCCGCACCTTCCGGAGTAGGTTCATTAGCGAAACTTCTTTGTTGTATCTGATTAGAAAGAAATCCAAAGGCACCTGATTGATTGTCAATTCTTAGTCCGCTGTCAGGAACGTAATCGTTATTGACTTCATTTCCTTCCCCCGCAGTCCCATCCAAATGCCCCATTCCCTGCATCCATTCTTTTGACATCACCTGTGTTCCTTGTTGTGCATACTGCTTTGGTTGCCCACCATACTTAGCCATTGCTTCTTGATGTAAACTTTGAAGGTTGTTTGCTTCCTCCATTGCAAGAGCAAAATGTGCATTGTTTGACAAGTAGCCCTTGAACGCATTGTTTCTGTTATTCAGGAAATCTTCTTGTGTTACTCCTTGAGGTGAACTTGATTTAGTTTGTCCGCCGGCTTTCATTACGTCTTTATGTGCGCTTTTGATAAGTGCTTTTAGAAACTCGCCGCCTCCTTGAAAAATATCTCCACCAAACTGATGCGTAGATGTGGGTGTGGGTGCAACTGATGCTGGCGGTGTTCCCCAAGTATCCCAATTACTTGGAGCATATTTCTTTTGAAGAGTAGCGCCATGCACCTTCTCATCATAGGGTACCATATCTTTTACAGAAGGAGCGCCTTCTGCGGGCATCTTTGTTGAATCTATGACATATCTTTTATTTCCATAGGTAACGGGAAGGTACCCCGTAGGCTTCGCAGGCTGTTGTTCCCCGGGTTTAAGGGACTCTGCTTGATAACGAACAGTTGGTGTAGGATACCTCATTTGAGAGGTCTGACTGCCTACCCACTGATCGACCTGTACATTAGGATCTGATAATTTATGGTACTGTTGAACAGCTTTGATAGTCTCCGGTGTTACCTTATTTTGAGGAAACTTACGTGTATAATCACTATCATTAAACTCCTTCAACATTTGGTCAGTATATGCCTGCTTTCCTTCAGGGGTGTTCATCTTTGGGTCGTTCTTCATCCCTTTGCTTTGCACAAATCCTTGGAAAGCATTCCATCCTCCGACATTAGCACCTTTAGGTATTTGGGTAGGATCTTGATTAAAACGAACTTTCTTAGTAAGATCTACATTTGTAGTAGCTCCATATTGATTCCCTGAGTCAGCAGGAGAAGTTCCTTGTACATTCAAACCCTGTTGTGCAAACTGATAACCTCCACCATACTGAAAAAACGGATTATCGAAGTTGTTTTCATAATCTCCTTCTACAATATCTCCTCCAAACTGCAAGTGTCTTACTTGTGGATAAGCATCGAAAAAAGAATTTTCATCAGGAAACTTCTTGTAGAATTCCTTCTCTGATTTTACTCCTGCTATACGTAAAAATTCCGCTTTCATCTATACTGGTATTTTAAAATTATCAAAACTTACGCAGGTGCCTTCCTCAAGTTCTTCCCGGTACTTTAGATACACTTTCAAATCTGCCTGCGCCTTAATGTACTCAGGAAACGAAAGAGCCTCCTTAGACGGATAACCAAGTGCATATAATTCGCAACGCTCCTCTAACGCCTCCAAAGGAAAAAACTCATAATTAGCGTTTTTTATCATTACACAAGTTACTATATCTTTTTCAACTTTTCTTATAAAAAGTTCAGCGCCTCCCTTCTTACTATACCCAAGAACAAAGCCCCGGGAAGGACGCACTCTTTCAAATCGTCCCACCTCAAACAAAATTTTTATCTCCGCGCCATCTTTACCGGGAGTCTCTCCTTCTGTTAAACACTTTCTCACCAAATATGTTCCGTGCGTTCTCTTTGTGTACTTCGCTACTACATGGTCGTAACAATGCTTTCTCATGTTTTCAAAACCCCCTTCCTGCTCTGTTTTTAAAGATTTCTCTAAAAGGAGTTGTTGTTCCCTCGTTTCCTTATAAAGTCTTTCAAAAGTTTCTTTAAGAAAATCTGTGTTCTCTATGCTCTCTATAACTCCCGCTTTTGCTTGCTCCAACGTGTGCCCTCCACCAAACATCTGAGTCCCTACTGTGAAAACAACACCGTAATAAACCCCGCCATCCTCTGCGCCTAACTTTTCTTCTGTTATTTTTACTTCCATATTTATTTATTTTACCACTTTCTACGGGACTAATCTAAATAGGTTACAAAGTTAGTAATTATCCAACCAATTTTTAGTTTGTCCTCCACCTTTAAAAGCATCCAATATCTTATACGTTTTTGGGTCAACAATAAAATTGTTCTTAATGTCATAAGGTTTTCCTCCGATTAATCCCAAAGCTTCCACTTTACGTAATGGTTTTTTATAATGCTTGTCTAATATTTTTTTATCTAACGCATCTTGTCTGGCATTAATAGGTCCTCGACTTTCCCAAGGATGCAAATCCCACCTATCATTAGATTGGAAATGTAAATTCCCTTCTGGGGTATGCTTTACGTCCCACCTAAAACTACCCATAATACCTGATGGATCGTTATCATAAATGCTGTGAGTAAATTCAGGGTTCTTAGATTTTTCCACTATTCTCCTTTGAACTCCTTTAAAATAGTCAGGATGGTTGCTGACGAACTTAGTTGGATCATCCCCCATATAAGGTTCGATTTGGTCACTTATAAACTTCTTCCTATCCATATCCACTCTTCTAAAATGATCTGGGTTCGGTTGGAATTTTTCAGGATTAATTTTATACTTTCCTTCTCCGATCTGTGTAAAAGTGTTATGTTCTTGAGGTAATCCTAAAGCTGTTCTAAAAGCATCACTTCTGTTTTTTCCGGAACGCAATCCTTTTTCAATCCTTTCAATTTGGGAAGGGGAAGACTGACTCATTTTTTCTAAAACCGTTGCATTGGGATTATAACTCCCGGTCAATTCTTTCACTGCTTGTTTAAATGATTCAGGATGTCCCTCAAATCCTGCGGCAATATCCACAATCTTCTGTTCAGGATTCATGGTATATTTCACAAGATTAGGAATAAAATCCAATGCTTTTTGTTTTGCTCCGTATCCCACAGGATTTATCCCTTTATATATCGCTTCTTTACCTGCTTTCTTTAAAGTAGCTGCTGTTTTACCTATTGCAGGTCCTGCCATCTCATTAATCAAAGCATCTTGCATTACACCTGCGGAGTAATTAGCTGCCTGCATAGGATTACCGTGCGTTTTAATAACGTCTTCTTCGCTCATCGGCGAAAGTCGTGTAGCGTAACTTGCGAGCGTTCCTGCTGGATTATAAATCCAAGGATGTTCTAATTTTCTACTGATAGATTCCGAGCGGTTAATATCCTCCTGAGACATAGGTTTACTTGCGGATACTTGTGCTTGAGTTGATTGCGGACGATTTCTGATAGCATCTTGTTTCCACTTAGGAAGACTGTTGAACTCGATTTGTTCAGGAGAATATGGATGTAAGTTTTTATTGACCTGAGTGTTCCCACCACCCTCTTGGTAACGTTCTAACCACTCTCCCCCACCTTCAAATGTTTTAGTAAAAGATGCTCCTACATATCCCGGATAAGCACTTACACCTACTGTCCCCATCTTTCCGTTATAATTAACACCAATGTAAGGATTAAATTGCGAAGGCTTCTCCCAATCTGTCATAGACTTGCCTTGAAAATAATTACCAGCATTAACACTAAACTTCCCTTTTGCTGGTGTAAAGTCTAAACCAACATCATGATTAGTAGTTCCCATATAATCAGAAGACTCGTGATACCCGCTTAGTCCTTTATTCCCAATTAAACTGTTGTCTTTATAATCAGACACGTTTCCTAAATTTGGTTGAGGAAGAACTTCTCTCCCAACCTGTGCTTTAGGATTGTAAATATGTTTTCCATACGGTCCAAATACATCGTGATTACGTAACATTAATTCATTGATACTGGACTGAATGTTTTTTGATGTATGACTTCTGTTATGTAAATTATGTTTACTTGTCGCATCTCTTAAATTATGTTGACCGCCGTGACGCATCTCTTCTTCTCCATCATCCTGAGAACTCTCGTCAATCGGTTCTCCTGTTTCTTCATCAAGAAGGTTTCCGTCCTCGTCTGTACCTGCTACCTGAGCAAACAAAGTCCTCTGTGCATCAGATATAGGATTTCCCATTATATGTCCTTCTATCAATGCTTGTCGTGCATCCTCCGGAGATAAACCACCGTCAAATGCGTTCTGCTCTGTTTCTCCTCCATCTTGGTGTTTACGTTTCTTACTTTTTTTTGTGAAGTTGTAAGTCATCTCTTGTTGTCTGCGAACGTACTCCGCCCCAAAACCATCCCCACCATACTGCGCCTTAATTGGAAACTCAATGACATGACTGCCTTTGAACACATACTCTCCGCCGGGTAACATGTGCTGAATATTGCCTAAGTTGTCAATGCCTATAACTGGATGTGGAACATTCTGCATCGTAATTCTGTTGGAATTAATAACGTTGAAAGGGTTGTTCCGATCCGGTGAATTTTTTTTATATCCGTCCTTACTGGTTTTCATCGTCAGTTTTTGGATTTGGTTTCTTCAATAATTTTGCGGAAGCCCAGAGGTCGCAACAAAAATTTTCGTCAGGATAAGGTAGTTTATTATTCCCTCCCTGCCATTTCACAAATTCTTTATTCTTACATGTCTTATGATCCGTACCTAAGAACGAACAATTTTTACACATGCTGCCACCGTAAGGTACTTGAAGTCCTAATTTGTGTGATGCTGGGTATTTGAAATCGTGACCTCCGTACATTACTCTATTTTTTCAAAACTACGTTTACCTTTCATTACTAATTCCTCAGACTCATTCGTATCCAAATGGTTTAAATAAATGACATCCAAGTAATACTCCGTAGCAACAGCTACTACCTTAGAAGAAGCATTAACATAAGTTTCTAAAACAAACCCTTTCCCTAACTCTCCGTCACTTCTATTATAAAAATAGATTTCCGGATATTTGCCTTGAAATCGTGCAGTATTCATCTTATTTTTATTTGTTGGTTTCTACAAATGTAGTAAATTATCTTGGAGATTGTTGTAGTTTTTGATCAGCCAAAATCAACAGGATTTTAACCTTACCAACAATATCCTTACGTAACCACACAGAGTTCTGATAATTTCTGAATCTTTTGTGCTCCGTAGGCGATTTTGCATAATCAAGATTAGCGTTGTTCAAAGCACGCACATACCCATTTGGGCTCGTATTCCAAATCATACGCCTTGCATTAGAAAATTCCCCACGATCAGACGTTAGATCGACCATTTGGTTGAAACGATATTTGTTCTCTACCTTGCTATACAAAATATCAACACTACCTGCATTGTATTGAGGAAACGAAAGCTCTTTCCAAGGATCATTGTGAATGATCGGATTGAATTTAAGCATACCACTGCACTGCTCCGGATTCCATATCACGGCTTTATCAAAAAAGTATTCCAACATTAAATATCTGTCATGGCAATTCCCTGCATCATACAGATAGTTCTCCATCTGTAATTCAATGCTACGCAGCACATTCACTTGCTGTCCCGTATTAACTCGAAACTCAACCTCAAAAGGATAGTCAACTCCAAAATAATTACAATAAGAATCACATAAAATATTATGAACATACAATCCCCCGGCGCCCAAACTGTCCGTCTGTGTGGTAAGGAACGTGTTCTTACCCTGCATCGTTAACTCCGGTTTCCAGTCGTGAAATGAAATCCATTCCTTAGTCTTCGGATCGTAGCTTGCGGTGAAGCTCGCATCCTCAAAGTACGTAGGATCACCAAGCTTTATAGGAAGAACTCCTCCCACCTTGAAATCATTCCTACCCGTATATTGAATTGAATTTGGCACCATAGAAGCACTTGTCACTACTACAAAACCATCTTTTAGTTTGTAATCCTTCTTCATAAAATACACCAAAGTATTTTGCTGATCAAAGGTAGATTGTGTTCCTACACCTATAACCGGATTATCTGTTAACTCAAAATCAGGAAATGATTGTGTCAGCATACAAGGAAGGTACTGAGCAAACCACCAATTCAAGTCTGTTCCTGATATTTCGGACATTCCCGCGCCCAACTGGTATTGAAATATATTACCGGTGCTTTGAGAAATCCAGTACACACCCATAGGCGTATTAATCACAGACAATCTACCTTGACAAGATGCTGTTTCAAAGGACTTCTCTGCGTTTACCAAACTCTGCAACGGACGCGAGAACAACGCTCCTGTACCGATGGTGATTTCTGTATTTCCCATCTGCAAATTTTCTATGCTAACCATCTGCAACGGAGATTGATTCCCAAAGAAAAACAAGGCTCCTGTCTTATTGATTGCTTTTATATCTGTTACCGGCGTTATAAAATCATGGTAATTATTCGCTAAAAATATTAACCACGCATCCTTAATTGATTCCGATGATTGTTGATTTATAGCAGCAAAAGGTAAAGAAAATAAAACACGATTCTTATAGTGTACAAAACAAGATTCGTAAATAATAGGATCGTAGTTTATTGGTTGAATATTTGCCCAACTGATAAACGATGGAAATAATTTTGAAATGCTTAAACTGTAATCGTATTTGAAATAATTTCCTGCCTTAATAATGTCAGGATTCATATCAAACATTGCTTTCTCGTCGGTATAACGATATGGATCGTAGTAACGCTGATTAATATTATCACCCCAATCTCTTAACTCTGTATTTACATCGGACTCTACGAAAAAGTCACGAACCCCTGAGTTGGACAAATACATGTACGCATCCTTTACTCCGAAAAAACCAGATAATCCTCCTCTATCAAAAGCGTGCAAACTTTGAGGCAAAAGATTAGTCCAAGAGCCTGTGGTAAATGCGGTTCCTAAACCAGAAATAACCTCAGCAATATCCCACTTATGCGTATCCATCCAATACATAGGACGCGGCACATACTCCTTTAAACGATAATCAAATTCATATCCGTTAGGCTGTCCGTACATCCAATCGTAAAAGAAAAACATTGTGTTCTTCTCTGTGTAACGGGATACATACGTATCGCCACCAAATAGGACAGGGCTTACCACAGGAAACTTCCCTGCTGTACTAATAGTGCAAGAGCCTATTGGTATTTGATGTACGCCGCCGATTTGTCCATATTGATTTTGAAGACGATTTTTAAGAGCCGTATAAGAACAGATGCTGAATGTGTTGAGAGGAATCAAAGGGTCCTGATGAGTAGGTCCAAGTCCTGTAGCTGTGTGTAAAGTTTGTTTTGTGTTATCTCCTGCCAAAAGACTTAACCCTACTGCTGTTTGTAAAGCAACAGATTTACCTCTGAATAAGTTATTAACCCTATACCCCGTACCTAAATCCTGCAATTGATCTTCAAGGTAGATTTCGTCAGAGATTGTTCTGCGAGTTTCTCCCAAGGAAGTGTTTGCAAACCCATCATAAAAACAATGAGACATATATTGTAGGGCATGTTGCTCCCAATTCAAAAAAGCTCTAATTAGATCAAGCGTTGTGTCCGTTCCTTGAGACCAGTAATTCACAAAAGCGGGAATTCCATTCAACATTCTTAAGAACGTAGGCACATTATCCCCGTCATCCTCTGTGGTTTGTTTTCCGTACCCGGTTGTTGACGGGACAATGTTGGTTGCATTAGCTAATCCTGCCAAGGCAAGATTCCACGCCTCTCTTCCCAATCCCGTTAAGGCAGTTATACCCGCTTGTGCTCCTCCAGTGAATCCTGTATCGACTCCACCCTCAGCCAAATCTGCTGCGGCGACTGCGGCGTCTCCCGTAGCAATAGCTGCAATTGTAGTAGGGACGGGAACTAAATTATCCAAACCCCACGCTCCAGCTCCCGCAGGACCAACAAAAATACCAGACTCAACGGTTCCAATCCTTGTCGGATAAATTCTGGTTGTAGTACGCTGTCCAAGCGAGGAAATCATTGCAATACCTACCCCGGCGATTACCGCAGAAACAAAAGCTAAATCTGTAACAAACTTATGTCTTGGGTGCAGGTGAGGTTCAACAAAGGCTCCCGAAGCTGTCCCTACTAAATGCCCATACACCTTCAACTCCTTCATAGATAAATAAGGATTTCTGAATTGCGTGTCAGGAGAATGGAAAGTAAAAACATTATCCCTCACTGCGCTGTTGGGAGGGTACGTGACTGTGTTTACAACTCCTGTTCCAACCGACTCCGCTGTTTCTGTCAGAGAAGAAGTAATAAAATAATCAGCGCCTACATCATTGTATGGGTAGTTTGGATAAAGTCCGTTTCGTGTAGTAGAACCTCCCGGAATAACATACTCAAACATATTATTTATGATCCCCTTCGCTACAATCGTTTTGTTTCCCTCGCGACTTCCCCTTAAAATACGGTATCCCACAATACCCGGAACCGGTGTTAACCCGTCATTTAAAAGTGGTTTTTTTATGTTCTCGTATTTTGTACCTAAAATTCTTATTGCAGGCTTACCCCCAAAATTAGGGCTGCTGTTGGTATAGTGCTGAACTGATGTATCTGACGGTGTTCCCCACAATCTCTGTTCAGGAAACTTGTGGTGTCTGATTGGTTTACCGCATAAATCATAATCTGTCGCGCTCGTTCCCGGGTACGGAGGAGTAAAGGCACCAAACGTACTTGCATTATATACTAATGGTTTGTCATCAGGATAAAACTCGGTGGATTCATGGTATCCCATCAAACCTTCTGATAATAAAAACCCTTCTCCGTCAGGTGACGGTGTGTTTGGAGGATATGTAAAAGTCAACTGCGCCGTGTTATAAACCTCGAAAACTTTTTCAGAACTCAAAGGATCTAACCAATCGGTAGTCCCACCAACTGCGTTTTCCACCAACCCAATTAATGTACCAGAAGTAATGGGTATAACAGGTCTACCGGGAATATGATAGGAAGAACTTAAGTCTCCGTCATCATATATCCACTGAATAAACTCGCAATAATTTTCATCACGCAAACGACTCGTAGCACTTCCTCCTTTACGATAGTAGTCCGCAGGAAACTCTGTGCTTACCCACTTGGTCACAATTTGATTAGCAAGAGGTTGATAGTTGAAATCAAATTTGTTTGTTGGACTTGTACGTAATAAATAATTTCCTACTTCATAGATTGCATCAGACTTATCTGCTATTGGGTTATGTAATGGTATCCAAGCTAACGGAACAGTTGTAAGTGTTGGGTCAATAATGTCAATTGAAATTCTTTTCTGACGCGTGCTGTATGTACCAAATGATTTAGCCTCTGTTTGCTGATTTACAACACTCACTACAACGAGTTCAAACTCATCGAAGCGGTCATCCATACTGTCAATAATAACATCAATAGAGCCGGCTACATTCGAATGATCGAATAAAGGTTGTACGTTGGACGGAGCAAAATAATCAGTAACACGTTGTCCGTTTACTTTATAAGCCGCGATTACAAAATAAGAACCGTTAAAAAGACTTCCGCCTCCTGAACCTTTAACTACATGTAGACACGGGGCATTAACTAATTTTGCAAGGCGAATCGCATCAGTATCAACAACAAATCCTGTGTATTGTACTGGCGCAAGCGCAACGTAGTTTACACAAGTAATACAACCAACAGGGTAAAAAGGAGAGCTTGGAGGTTGTGTACCTAACTGAGTATTTCCTGAGGAATCAGTGCACAATTGTACGAACTGAGGTTTGTCCACATTCAGTGTACGATCCGGATTATTCCCATCCGCCCAATAGATATGCCAAGAGCAATCGAAGTTTTCTTTTGATACCCCTATAATTAAATTTGCACGATTAAAGTTTAAGAGAGGAAAGCCTGCGGGGTAATATGAATCATTCGCGATTGTTGTGTACGTCTCAGTACCTTCAACAAATCTTCCTATTTCTGAATTAACATCGTTAGTAGAAAATACTATCCAATTATCTGCAAATAAATAAATGAATCCAACGATTGTGTATGGAGCTTTGATGCACTCTTTGTTGCTGGGTTCTGACGAAATATCAAATATGTCGCCGGTCGGAGACCAGTTGGTAGCATTGCGTGCAAAAGTCCATTGCGAAGACTTCGAGTGGAAGTCCTTTACGTCGGTATTGAGACCTCTGTCGAAGGAATCTGTCTTGTTATTATTTGGGTCTTGTTGTGCCACACGAATTATCTACTAAGTGATGCACCCGAAGCTGCGGAATAATCAAAACCGTTATAACTCGAAAACATGGAGTAATATTTGTTCCATTGTGCCTTCCTGTTTACAACGTACATCTCATTCATCTCCGTCCAGTTAGGTGTGCGCACAATTGCTTTTGCAGCCCCCTGAGCAATCTTTCTCTTCTCAGTGAAGTAATGCAACTTCTGTACCATATCCTCCCCCTGCATCATTAGATTTTCACAAATTCTTTCCTTAAGGGCATATTGGTGAAATTCCGAAATAACTTCGTGATCAGGAACCAATAAATTTCCCTCTTCGTCCTCAAGCATTCCTTCGTATGAGAGATAGACTTGTCCGCAACCATTGTTATGATGCCAGTTGGTGTACAACCACCCATCTTTAATCCACGCTTCATCTGCGGATCGCATATACAAACCCGGACAGCCGCACTCTATGCCTTGAGCATTGTTTATAAAACGTAATGGGTGCAGGTGGTTATAAGTCCTTGTGCCGGTACTTACCTTTTGTATTACTTCTACACAATCCCCTTTACAGTTCAGGAAGACTCTTGGTTTTTTCCACCAGTCCCCACCCGGTTCTTTTGGATTGAAAACAGCTTCCTCACAAACATTTGTTGGAGCACATGAACACGGAGTTGCTCCGCATCCACAAGAAGGAGTTGCTGTCTGCAACACGGCTGTACCACATCCACAGGGAACCAAATGACAGTTAGAACACACTACCGGAGCAGCACAAAGATTAACAGAAGCAGGTACAGACCGCACTTTAGGAATCAATTTCTCTTCAAGATGGGTTCCCTGCGGCACTACAAAAGTTTCTGTATGACTTCCGCACATCATTGCAAAATTCACAGTATAAAAGTCTTCTGGAAGTCTAACTCTCCCCTTCTCCAAATCAAGTAGAGTTTCTTTAGTTTTATAGATACGCAGTCCTAATATATAATTACACCTGCGAGCAACACGTATCAAAGACGCAGGATCAATAAGGTTCTCCAAGGCATACGCAGAAAAGTCAATACGTACGTCACTTAGAAGTTGGTCAAACGTCTGGTACTTTAAAGTATAGTTAGAAATTCCTGACATCTGATTACTGTTTAAGTGCAGAAATATTATCTGCTGCTGGTTCTTTCGGTATCTGAATTGTTCCTAATAAATCATTCTTCACATTCTGCTCAATCTCTGCAAATAAATATTCCGGTATATGCGTCTCCTCATCCTGTGCTAACTTGCAAGGATCGCCACAACACAGATATTGTTCTACGCTGTTTTCAGGAAGTACTTCCATCTTCGCCGCGTCCCACTCAATATCCGGAAAATAAACCTTCTTATCTATAAACCAGTAGTAATGATTTTGGTTGTATTTGTAAGTAGAGGAGTTAGCAATGTCCACAAACGTTGCAGGATTTGTTTTAATGCAAATAATGGAGCCATCAATTGAAGTAATAGAACGAAACAGCGGACCATACGTTCCTTCAAAAATATCAGGCAAGTCCTCCTTAGTTCTTTTGATAGTACATCCTGATTTGATTCCACCGCAACACGCAGCTACTTTGTCGACCTCTTCAAGCTCTACACAAGGAAGTGTTACAAACAGACTCTGAAATTTCATTATCTTGTTCTGATCATCAAGTCGCTTCAAATATAGTTTAGCATACTTTATAGCAAGAGAATATAAGAAACGGTCTGTCAGGAAAGCATCTTGTTTCGCCGCCTTCACGATGTTTCTCATTCTTGATATGGTATCTCTTCTTCGCTGCATTAAATTATACCGTCAAATTCATTGTAAGTTAATAACAATTCCGCAGCCTGCTTCATTGCAAATTCTTTTTTATAAAACTTATCTTTACGCCAACGCATAGCTAAATCTTTTTTAGCAGGGGAGAAGTAGGTACGGTTTGCATCAAACATTTTTCCTATTATTCGCAGGTGCTTTTTGAATACTTTGAACTCCCACAAATACTTATTAGGCATGTCATAACTATCAGAACTAATGTCCAAAGATACCAAAGGAAAAATTCCCCCTCCTGTGTTCACTCTATTATGAACAACAACTCCTAACCTCGCAGAAGCAACATCAGCTATCCGTTTTCTTTTACCTTTTTTTACAGTCACAACCTGCAATTTACCCATACGATTGGGTAATGTTACTCCTGCACGACTATCAATAGCTGCTTGCATCATGTTTTCATTAAATGCTTGCAAAATGGAAGTAAGCTCTGCGTCTTTTAATTTACATTCTTTGTGTTCAGCGCGAAATTGTTTATGTGCAAACGTAGGCGCCTTCCAGTTATTCCTATCATCCAATACTCCAATCTTGTTCTTCCTGACTCCTTTCACAGAGTCCGTAAATTTAGGCGCTTTCGGATGTGCGGGCGTATATGGAGTAAACTCATTCATATTTTTCTCTTCTTAAACAAAACCCCCGAGCAAAACGCTCAGGGCTCTGCTATTAACTCAAAAGCAAAACCAACAGATGCTCGAGCAATATTTTAATAACAAGCACCATTAAAAGTCACTGTTCCGGTTGCTCCTTCTGACTCAGCCCTCACCACCGACCCCGTAACAGCACAAACTGTTGTACTTGACGGCGATCCGTAGGAAAACAACTGTACCGTAGTCACAGCTCCGTTACAAGCAGTGTACCTAAAGGTCACCTTTCCTTCAACATCCCCTTCTGTAGAGGTCAAAGTAGTGCTCTGACAATTGCATAAACAATTTCCTGTGTCTTGAGCTATTGTATAATCTGAGGGTGCCGGGGGAACACCTGCTGTACAAAAATCAACAGTTTTTCCCGGTTGTAACAAACTTACGGGATTCCCCACACTTCCTCCTGCGGGATACCCTTGCCCTGTACAACTGGTAACTACGAAGGCAGAACAAGTCCCCAAAACAGCAGTTGCTGTCGCAGTAGTTCCTGACGCTGGAGGAACAACTGTTACTAAAGGGGCTGTGGTATATCCTGTACCCGCATTATCAAGTATAATTTCAATCACGGTTCCATAGTCAGCTACAACATTAAAGGTAGCATCCGTAGTGTTTCCCCCCATAAAAGCGGGATCAGGTTTTAGAGTGTCTCCCGTATTATATCCAACACCCTGAGCAGTTATAGTCCCCAAAACCACGGCACCTGTATTATCAACAGTAAACGTACCTTGACCTCCGGAACCTGAACCAGAAATAACTAAAAGAGGCACCTCCGTGAATGTTTGCGATACGTTCCCATTATAGCCGGAACCATTGCTTGTAAAGGTAATGCCTGTTGTTAAAATAAATCCTGTACCTACCACGCCATGCGCAAGCGCTGTTACCCCCGAAGGAGGTGCTGCTACCATTACGGTGGGATTTGTTCCTACTGTATACCCACTACCTTCGTTGTCAACTGTAATAGAAGCTAACGCAACACTGTTACAAGTAGCTAAATACCTTTTGCAGGAAGGAGATGGTACAAACGGTGTGCTAAAATAAACACGCCCGTCAGTAGAACTTACGTCTTCACAACAAGCTTGAGCATACCCGTCAAATTCAACTGTAGGGCAGCTTTCGTTGTCTAAACAAGGAATGGCTATAGGCACAGAACAAAGTGTGCCGCCGCCGAGACAAGTTGTGTCAACACAGGTATATCCCCCTGAATTATTCAGTCGATAGCAAACTCTGTGGCAGCCTGTATAGTCTGTCTTAAAAGTTACGGTTATTGTTGCTGGTACACACGCCATTGGTTGTTGTTTTAAATAATTTATACTGCTAAAGTTGTTACTAAAATTGTTAATGATGTACAGGAGGTTCCACAAATAGACTTTACCTGAATGTAGTAAGAAGTGCTTGGAAGCAATCCGCCAATTAAATCAGAAGGATTTGCTGTCTGCGCTATTACTGGATTAAGAAGCCATGTACTTGATGTAGTTGCTCTGTACTCTACTTGGTATCCACCGGTCGCCACAAGAACAGGAAGCCATTTCAAAGCAACGGTTGTTGAAGTAATGTTTGTACTCTGTACTCCCAGTACACTTTGACAAGGTGATGTTGGATAAGCACATCCCGGGTTTGTAGCAAGAAGAGCGAACAACTGAATAATACTATCCAAACGTTGTCCTTTCATTATACCTAAATCCGCAATAGTATCTCCGGTATAAACAACACAGCCTGCACTGAATGTTTCAGGACAAGGGTCCCCGTTTGGACACAAAGGCGCTGTACAAGGCATACAAGTAAGCAGGGGCAAATCTTTGCATCCGCAGTCCACTGCACAACCGCACTTCTTCTTATTTATTGGCGAACACCCACATCCCATAATTTCTATTATTTAAGGTATACTGATTAATGCTGTTATTGCACTCGGAGGAGGACATGGATTAGGCAACGTTGTTACCACCGTAAGCGGACACGTTTGTACTCCATTATTTCCTACAACAAAAATTCTTATCTTATATGTAGTTCCTTTTGTTAAGCCACTGAATGTACCCGATACCGTGGTTGGATTTAATTCAGGGAAAGTTTGACTTTGTAATAAAGTATTTCCTGTACTATCGTAAAGAGCTACCGTATATGTTTTAGTTCCCGAAATGTGTGGGAAAGAGAAGAACATTGAGGTTAAGCCTGCTATGAACGTTGTTGCAGGGCAATTCAAAGTACAAACAAAGATGTATTCCAAGCAAGACTCACAAACTGTACCCAAAGTATTATCCTTAAGACATATATCTGAGGTAATGGTGAGATTATCCCCTACGTTCAACGGAGTTCCTCCTATACTAACTGTAAACCCTCCCGGATTATTCATGGTTGCCACAAGAGGAATTGTCACATTTATGTTATGTCCGGACTGATCCGCAATATTAAACACAGTTCCTGCAATACTACACTCCACTAAACCTTGGGGAATGGAACCGGTAAAGAACAAAATAAGATTATTAACCGTAGGCATTGTCGCCTGCACTTGAATAGATACCCCTTGACAAGGAGTAGCACAACAATTCAATTGAATGTTTGTAACAGCGCTGCGTAAATCAGAAACAGTCAACCAAAGGTTTGTAATAGCATCTCCCACATTATTAACAACTGTCCTCCATCCCGGAATAGAACCCATTGTTCCTCCTTGTGTCCCTAATGCAGGAAGCGTATTGAGTCCTGTAGGCTGTGTTGCAATTCCGTTAAATAAATCAGAAGGTTGTCCCGTAGCGGCGCGTAGTTCACAGAACTGTTTTTCCAATGCCTGTAAAACAATATCAATGGTTGTTGGAGCTGCTCCTAAAACACAAACAGGGGTAATGCTTGGAAGTGCGGGAGGAGTAGTTAAAATAGTAGCAACCGTCTTCTCAACAACACCTAAGCGTGCTCCTTGATTTTGCAAACTCTGTACAGTAAATCCTTGTTGGGATAAAAGCTCACAAAAAGTATTTCCAATAAGCGTTACATAGTCTGTAAGTTGGGAGGTAATAACCATATCCAACGTCTTGGGATCTTGGTACTGAAAACAGGACGCTAAATTTACAACACAATCAGGACACCCTTTAGTTCCTCCTGTTGGACTTTCAATTCCTTCTAACGCACAAATCCTATCAATAAGTAATTGTAATAATTGTGTAAAATCTTCGGGAGCACAACGAGTAAGGTCAAAACACGATAAATCATACGAAGTTACGTCGAGCTCAGAAATTACGATACAAAGTTTGCAAGCCAAATCATGCACATTCTTTGTAAGACAATCCCCTTTTTTGATTCCTACACAAGGAATAGACTCTCCCTCATAAATTACGCATTGCGAACTTTGGGATATGCAATTACTATCGTTGTAATTTGTAGGCTTCATTTGTGGAGTATTGTTGCAAAGTTATAATTTTCTTGGAGTAGTTATCCCGGATGTTGAAGGATTGTTAAAAGTTATTACCGCTCCTTCCATCACCACCACATCTTCACAAGGAGTTACTAACGTTATTGTTGCTGTTATGTCTGTTGGTGTAGGACACGCTATTGGTGTTGGAGGTGTAGGAGGAGTTAGTACAGGACACGGTGTACAGCAAGTTATTGGCGGACACGTCCTACAAAGCGCCGGATCGTATATCGCACGTAAATCAAGCAACTCTTTTTTAATTATCCACTTCTGTAAATCCTCTCCGCAGCACGTTGTTATTCCGTAACGACGTTTCTTCATCTTGTTGTAAACCTGTTCTGCAAATTCACAATTCACTTTCTCAGTGTATTCAGGAGAACATCCCGGCGTGTTATACCCCGGTTTTACTTTACGTTGTCTCAGTAATTCGGGTGCAGGGCAAACTAAAGGAGGATTACAAAGAGCGCAAGTACCAAAAGAAGTCATTACAACCACTGGTTCAGACCCGCGACAAGTGCCGGAAATGTTTACTGTCCAGCACTGATTTACACAACCTTTAATTTGAATTACTTGTCCAACATATTGAGATAAGTCTGTATCTGTAATTATTGGATTTTCCTTTTCAGCGCAATCACTAAGAACGTAGCATTTCTTAGCGCAAGTAGTACAATCAATAAACGATTTTGGATTAGTAATAGGTGTAGATTGCGTACATCCAGTAGCCGCACTGACTTGCCAACATATTCCGGGGTATCCGTCAATCTGAACAGCTTGTCCTATATACGCCGTTAAAACGGTGTTTGTTGTTACTGTTTGCTTTTCGTCCGCACAATTCGTAAGCTTGAAGCAGGGTAAGCAGGAAATGCAGGTATCCGAGGTACTTACATACGTTACCGGTACAGAGCCCGTACAATTTGGCGCACTCATCACAGACCAACACCCTGCATAAGTTCCGGACAAGTTCACGGTCATACCTATGCTTGTAGATAAATTTGTACTTGTAATAATAATTGTGCCGGTAATACAATTGGTAAGCTTAAAACAAGGTGCGCACGTTTGGCAATTATCGAACGCTACAACATTAGATACCGTAATTGTAGTAGTACAGTCAGTAGCAGTGGTAACGGACCAACATCCCGGAAACTCTGCAATAGTTATAGCTTGTCCTGTACCTACGTAGGCAGATAAATCGGTACTAACAACGTGGGTTAAACTTTTATCAGCGCAATTGGTGATTAAAAAACAACAGTTGTATGGAATGCTTTCTATAATAGAACACATTAATTCCTGTCCGCAAGTATTTAACGCGTATCCAGAAGGGCAAGAATATCCACTAAATTGCCCCGTTTGAAAAGTCTGCCCTATTTTATTTGTTGTTGTAAAAATAGTAACCGCACTTAGTTGAGCAGGAGTTGTGATCAAAGCAAGTTGAGAAGGAGTTGCATGATACACCTCCGCAGCAAATGAAGCAATCCGACCCTGATTAAGCCCCTCTAATGTAAGTATATTAATTCCTGCCTTTAGCGTTATAGGAAATACATGCCAATAATTGAAGTTAAACGTAGGTGCGCCTACTCCGGGGACAGAAAAATCAAGCGCAACAATTAACTGCCCGTTAATGCTAAAACGCGTTTCGTTGTCCGCAGCCATCCCTATACAATAGGTGCCGGCAACAGGAACGTCTACACACGCAGAAAACCCGATCCATTCATTAATCGGACACTGATTTAAAGCATTAACTGTTCCTGTGGTGGTACAATCATATTCTGTTAAAGGCTGAGTAGTCCATATACCTGCATTATTAAGTCTTCCGTCTACTACAACAGCGTCTCCCCACAAAGGGTTTACAATATTGTTAGTCACTGCAAGCGTAACGGTTCCAGAAGCGTCTTGCAATGTAGTAGGAGCCGAGGCAACAGGACGAATAGGAAAGATTAATCCCGATATATCCTGATAAAAATTTGCACCATTCTGACCATAAACACTACTCTTATTACCAGTTCCAACATGGTATGTTATCCCGTTATTTGTAGCAGCAACACTTGTCGTCTTTATACAATTCAACCCACTCTGGTCAATTACATAACCTTTAGGACACGGACAAGTATTTAGAGAAGTAGCCAATTTTTATTTATCCGTAGTTATGTTGATAGGTTATTGATTGAATTTGTATTCCTACTGGAAAACTATTTACAGGAGATTGTACCGTGTTTTGTTGTATTACGCTTCCTTGTACGCACGCGGGACAAACCTTCACCCCTGATGAGTTAAGCCCCCATCCGCAGGGGCACCCCTTCTCTAAATTACAGCCACTGCAAATTGCCATTGTATGTTGATTTTTGTTGGTTTAATTTTATTTTAACTTCCTGTTGTTGCTATCCATTGACCTGTAATATTTAATCCACTTGCCACTTGAGTTAAAGTAATATCATAGGAAGTATTTCTTATTGCTGAAATTAGCCCCGTCCAGCCGTTATTACCAATACTAAATCCTATTCCTACGTTTATACAATTTGAAATATCTACAAATACACTAAGCGGGTCAGTCCCATCGCAGTCCTGAGTTATACCATTACTAAATCCTCTTGAATAGAGCGTACCTCTATCTAAATTAAAGACCACTCCTTCCCATGATTTTAATTTCTTTATTGTAGGAATAGTCAGCGTCCATGTTCCATCTAAATTATTTACAAGAGCGATCCCCGCAGCTACTTTATTAATTGTGGCTGCACTTCCATCGGCGGATAAAGTAAATGTTCCTGATTCTACTGTGTCACCTCCCGAAGGTAAATTATTCACCTGAGTCTGCAACGCTGTTACTTGCGCCTGCACCGGAGCTGTGATTTGAGATACTAAATCTATTTCATCAATAACCAATGCAGTGTATCCGCCACCTACCTGCGGGTTAGGACGCCCTAATATAAAGACATCTCCTACCTCAACTGTTTTTGCAACTGCGCCAGCACTGTACAAAGCATTAAAATCTACTATGTTCATATTTTATATTTTTTATCGTCTACACGAAGTTGTGCGACATCTTAATTTATCAAGTAATCTAAGCGCGTAAGCAAATAATTCCATTCCCTTCTTAGGCTCCAAACAAAACTCAACTTTTGCCTTAGCTGCTTTCAGAATACTTTCGATCTCGCGCAACTCTTCAAACTTCTCGTCTACTTTATCGCTCGGTTCGCAAGCACCTAAATCCAAATCACAATAAATACTTTGAATAATGTTCAACGCTTTTGTAATTCTTAGATGGTTATACTCTACGTACACGTACTCATTCGGAGACACACTGTATTTCAGGATATATATTCCGTCAGGTAAATCAAAGTAGTCTGTTCCGCAGCGTTCCTTCTGTAATCCTAAATCGCAAGCTGTAAAATTATACATGAATCCCGGTTGTGGATTAGGTATCTCAATAGGAGTAGTAAACCCGGGCGTTGTAATAAGCAGGCGCACACAAGTAACCGGAGAATCCACGTTATAAGAACTTGAATCCGCCAAGCGAAGGATGCAGCCATTGAGCGTGTCTGGACATTCTAAGGAAAGTCTATGTTTTGCCATCTCGGTGGAGTATAAATAAAAAGAGGAAGGGGCTTGAAAAAAACCTCTTCCCCTCTTTATATTTTAGTTAAGATTAAGGAGCTAATGGAGTACAAGGTGTGCAAGCCTCTACTTCTAAAGTATTACATTCTCCTGCACAACCTGCTAACCAGTTTGCAACAAACGTTTCAAACGATCCATTGATGAGACTTGTAATGATCTCTAAACGATACTGCTCTTCTTTTGGAGTTCTTACGTTGTCATGTGTTACAACATGGTGTATAAGCACATACTGATAGTAACGAGCTGTAGGGGATCTGCTGATTGCAGTTAACTCCTGATTACCTTGTGTAATCTCACGGATACGCAAATCAGAGTTAAACGGATTCTGACGATACTCTTCAGACATGATTAGATCACGTAACGCCTTCTCACCAGAGCCCATTGATTGTAAGCCCGGACACTCTGTATAAACACAAAGACCAGTAAATTCGCAAGGATCTCCTTCAAAATCTACTAACTCAGCATAAAATTTAAGTGGTTCGATCTCGTAATGATCTGTGTATTGGAAAGTACAATCAAGGAAGTTTGTAGAAACAAACGCACCTAAAATACGCATACCTGCATATTTACCTGCTAAGAAGCCCGGAGATACATACTTATCCCACTCACTTACTCCGCCGTTGGTTCCGGGAGCATACCATGCTGTACCGTTTTGATCGTAAACAATAGGAGACAAGAAATCCTTCATGTAAGGACTTGTTGTAATTTGACTTGCCCAAGAGATAAACACAAGAGTTGAATCAATAGCGGCAGGAACCGGACCTGTGCAACATGCAGCAGGAAAAGTCACTAATTGATATGCGTTGTGGTTAAGCGCACGCAATACCGGACCTCCTTTGATGTCGATACGTAAGCTGTAAGACTCTCCACAAAGGAAAGTAAAACAACACTTTGGATCAGTTGGTGATAATGTTTTTGTGTAATTGGTAGTACCAATGTGCATCACTTGTTGTTGTGGTGCACATGGATCTACGCGATAAAACTTCGTTACCTTATTAGGGTCGATCTTACGAGACTTTGGAGTCTCAGTAACACCTCCGTATGTAGGAGATAAAATATCATTTGTAAATACCGAAGCCGAAGCTAACAGTAAAGGACAGCAACCAAGACCAGAACCGCCTCCGGCTACTGATTTAAAAGTTGAAGCATCAAACATACCAAAAGTACCCGTACCAAACGTACCAAACGTAGATAAAGCGTTGTAGGGAGCAACCGAAGAGTTTCCGACTGCGGGGTTTCCGGGGGTTTGATTTAAAATTTGGGTTGATAAGCCTGCGGTGATTACGAAACCATTTGAGAGATTTGCGTTTGCATTACCTTTGGTTGTTTGCGTTCCTACGAATACCTTCGTGGGCGCGTGGTTAAAATAAGCCATGTGGAGTGTTTTTAGTTTAGTTTTTCAAGTGACGTTCACTAATGCAGCAAAGATATATCAACAACTCTGATTCAATCAAAAAAGTTTTCAACACCTAATTATTTTCATCTACTGTTTTTTGGTCACGTTGTATTTGAAGTAATGATTCGATGTCCCCAGCGAGTTTCTTAGCGGTATCTACAATCATAAGTTCTATCATATCATCGTTAAACTCACTTGTTACGTCCACCGTTGGGGTAAGTCCCGTATAAGAATCTTTCACCCCTGCAATCTGAATATGTCGAGGCTGTTTGTAGTATGTGAGCGTAACGTCCTGTACATCGAACTTATTATCGGTATATATTTTAAACTTGTTGCTACCAAATGTTGCAAATGTTTCCGCCCATTCAAAAGAAGGTTGCTTGTTTACATCTCTCAGGAGAATATCTGGGTTTGCCTCTTCTCCAATGTAAATTACTAATCTGCGCGGTTCAGGACAACATTCATTAATTGCGTTTGCGGAAATTCTTTTGAAGCGCAAGTAATCTGCGGGAAGTACTGCTGCTGTTTCAAAAAACTCCTGACGATTGTTCATAAGTAGTTTCGAAGTCGTAACCAAAAGCATCTGAAAATCATCAATACGTGATGTAGACTCCTCATCGCCCTCACGCTTTATATTTAGACCGTGCAAATTTCGTCGGGTAAACAACGGCTGTACTGTATTGTAAGCATCCACTATTGTCCATGCAGGCAAATTAGTAAAATCATTTGAATCTAATTTATTCAGCGCTACTTTAATTTTTAAAAGAATGGCGGCGTTTAACATGTTATGGAGTTTTAGTATACAAAGATAAACACAAATTTACATAAAAAAGAAATGCTCCGTTAAGAGCATTATCTTTTGTTGAACCTCTTCACAGAGATTATTTCTTTACTTTAGCAGGAGCGTTAGTGCTTTTTTTGTTTACACCTTTAACTACTTTAGCTTTAGGATTACCACTTGACATACCACCAGTTGTTCCTGATTTTGCTTTTTTTGCTTTCATTTTGTTTTTGTTTTTATTTGTTGGTTTAAATTATTTCTGCCACTCGAGTTCAACTGATTTTTGTACCGACTCTAACACTCTCTCGTTCATAGGACTGTTCAAGTATGCTACCACCTCTGCAACGTTAGCACCGCATCTTGTGTGAGAATCTGCGTGCCAAATACCATCCGGTTTTGCTATCAGGAAATTGTATATACATGCGTCCTTAACGATTGCAATAAGCTTCAGGTCCTCGATTTTCATGTCGATAGTATCCAAAAACTTCTTAGCTGCATACTTCATGGTTTTCTCTTCGCCGCGACCATTGATATACGCATCCGCATCTTCGTATAATGAATCAAGCGGTGTAGAAGGTTTGTATCCTACACAGTCAATTAATATATTCTTCAATACAAAACGCAATTTCTCCGCGTCGTTTTCAAACAACTTCTGCATCTGCTCAATCGCTTTGTTTTTAAGCTTGCTGAGAGTAACTTTATCAGAAACTGTTTTTTCAAAACGATCTAAGTACCATTTGAATTTGTTTGTTTTGCGAGCAACCTCATAAGAAGGAGCAACTGAATCATATCCGCCGGCTTCAAGCACACGAAGTTTAATCAGATCGTATGGGTTGTTTGCCGTGTCCAGCATGACCGCTTCGTTGGTCAGACGTAATTCGTTTTCGCGCTTACCCCAAAAAGTTTTATTCTGAGGATGCACCGTCTTTACCTTCGCCCAAAACTCAGCAGGGTCTAACTCCGCATCTTTTGGAGACATTGGGTTTGAACCAATCATCTGTTCAAGATAAATTACGTCCTTGCGAATTTCTTTTATTTTCGCTTTACGTTCTTTTTCCTCCAAGCGCATTACTGCAGGAGAAAATTCGTCTAAGCCAGTGATGTACTTTAAACCACTTCCTGAATCAGAGCAAGTAATTTGCTCTCCGTGGGTGGTTCCTTCGTGAATAACAAGTCCATTTTTAGATAACCCAAGATCTCCCGGGTCTTCTACGATAAAAGGACGAATCGCTAATTTAGGTAATGTTTTTGGTTTGGGTGCTTCTGCTACTGTACTCATATTGTTGGTTATTTGTTGGTTTAAAAAAAATCCCACACCTTTTGTTGATATGGGATTATAGAATCATTACGATACTTTCAAGAAAGATATAGTTGTAGATGCTGCATTTGTAGTACTTGAATTAGGACCAAATTGCACTGCTGCTGTGTTACCAGCGGCAGCCATTAAAGCGATCTTATCGCCGGCACTAACTGCAACTATTACAGTTCTTGACATCTGAGTAGTATTCAGAGTTCCAGACATTGTGTATGGTATTGGTAACATACCGGCGACATTTGCTCCTTGATATATCACAATACCTGCATCTGCTGGTCCTGATAAAGGAGTTGCTGCATAACTCATTTGGTACCTACCGGCTGTTGTAAAAGTAAATATAGTACCAGTACCTCCACCAACGGGACCTACCCCAACTACAGATGTAATACTTGCATCTAATAGATCACCCGTAGTAAATGTTATTGGTTGTGCTGCTGCAATTGTTCCGGGTTGAGATCCAATTTGAGAATATTGAGCAGAAACTAAAGATGTTCCGCCGCTCGAAACAACACTAAGAGGACTTGCTGCGGTACCAGTTCCCGTCAAAGTTGTATCTGTTGTTATCCCAGCACAGCCTAAACTACAAGCAAAAGATACCCAAGTGTTACAACCGGTTTTGGTTATCCACACAGAACCTCCTGATGCAATAGTAATGGCAGCATTTACAGCTCCTCCATCTATTGTATCGCCTACGCAAGGGAATATGCTTAATGTACCGGGACCTGAATTCTTTATGATTACAGGACCTGCCGCGTCAAGCGTAACATTTCCTGTGCAACAATTGCAAGAAGATGTAGGCGAACACGGACCTATATTACAAGGAAGGTTTACACTGTCCCCTGTTGTTGCTGTTGTTACAATATTTATACCAACGATTAGTAATGTACCCGAAGCTTGACCACCTCCCGCAAATGCGGTTATAGATTGATTCATGTTGAATTGGTTAAGTTGGTCTACAATAGCATTCAGTTCCCCATAGTTAGCAAGAGTTGCATCACTTGGTTCAAGTATGTAAGGATTGGGGCGTTTTGGAGTGAAATGGTTCATCTATTATAGTTTTATAATGACGTTGGTTTTTTAAATTTTTTATACTTCTTTTACCGAGTACGGGAACCTTTTTAGGGGCTCCCGTTTTTCGATTTTAAAATCCTTCTCGCTTGGAAGTATGGAAGTGGGCGAGGGGATTATTATTTTTATTTTAATAGATTATGTTGTATCTTTTTAATATCTCAAGATATGTTGCGTACTTTCTGTCAAGATAAGTTGTAGAGTCTTTGTAGAGAACTTGAATGACTTTAACCATATCTTGTCCGTAATAGTGAACTTGGTAATGCCCCAACCCTTCCGCCTTGCTGGGATACTTATCTTTTATTCCCGCCTCTTTGCTACAAAAAATTATAAAATCAAAGACGGTTTCCAAAGTACCACAAAGCATCATTTGAGGAGTATCTTTGCGATTATAAACTCCTCCGTCCCCATCTACCGCCCCTCTCCAAAAGTCTCTCGACCATTTTAAGTCGGGATGTGGTTTGGCTGTGTAACTTTTCGCACTATCAAAACCGAGTTCTCTCAAACGATCATACATTCTTTTTGAATATACCCTAAGTCGAGCTATATCTTTGTTTTTAGGAAAGTCTATTGTTTTGTTACATCCCAAAAACTCTCTATACTTCTCAACGTGCTTTACATCATTAGAGTGTATGCCTAACTCTATCCCAACCTCCTTACCTAACTGGCGAACGTGCCCATCAGCGTAAAGAAATCCTACCCAGTACAATGCGTCAGGAGTCAGTACATCAAAACAATTTTCGTTTAAAACGCTTCCCCACCGCAGTCTCCATTGGTCGGATTTAGTTTTATACTTAACTTCTTTTGTTTTAAGAAGGTTTCGAATTGTCTTCCGGGTTAAACCCAAAGTTTGCTCTATATAGATTTGAGGCTTACCTTGCTCATACAGCTCTATGACCTGTTTGAGTTTTTCTTGGTACCTCTCCGCTTCTGCAGCAACATAATCAATTTCAAAGAACGATAATACTTTTTTTACTGTTTGTTGTGATGAGGAAGTGAGTTCACAAATTTTGGTGAGAATCACTCCCTCATTATACAACTTTAATATTAATTCGGACTTCTCTCTGCTTTTCTGATACATATCCTTATATTTCTACAAAGATATGAAAAGTAATTTAAAATCCAATAACTATTTTATCATCACATACTAAAACCCGTAATTGGGTTCTTCAACGTGATTTTTAATATCTTACTCGGATCTTTTACCCAAACCGCTTTGTGAGCCTGCTGCATAAACACTCTGAATCCAGAGAATTCTCCGCTTGACTGATGTCCATTGCGACCTAAGTAGTCCATAGTACCGTTTTGGTATCTCCAACGTAAAGCACCAGCATCTCCTTCTTTTTGTAACAGGAAGATGTTGTCGTTCGTGTTGTTAGTTACGTCAAAAATCAAGAAACTATAAGAAGATAATGGATACCCGTCGATCAACGGATTCTCAATATCGTTCGTGTTAAAGTTGTCTAACGCCGGGTTAATTTTGAAAGTCAAATTAGCCAAGAAAGGAATTTTGTACTTAGTGTACGCATATCCGAATCCTAAGTTCATGCTCTGACCTTGGATTGCTCCGATACCGTCTTTCTCCGCTGCTTGGATAAGGAATCCAGCACTTGCTGCTTCCTGCGCGATAAGTTCGTTTACCATACGCATTCCTCCCATACCTGTTTGCACTTCGATTTCGCGAAGAGAATCAGGACCGGTTAAACCCACACGACCCGCGTAGAAGTTGTATAACTGAGAACGGAATAAATCAAGAGAGAAGCTTGCTTTGTTGTAAACATATTTGTATGCGCTGTCTAACTGCTTCCAAAGACCAGTTGACATACGTAAATCATCAGCACCATCGCGCTGAATACGTCCACCTTTACCCCACATCAAATAAGTTTCGATGTCAAGAGCCACTTTAGAAACGTGAGCCGCTTCCATTGCAGTTAAGAAAGTATAAGATAAACGTCCATCAGCATAAGCGTCTTTCATATACGCACCACCTTTCTTCGCTTTTAACTGCTCAAGAGAGGTGATTGTTGCGATTGAAGGATCGTTTTTATCCTTGATGTTCCAAATTTCTGTTACGTTTAACGCCCCTTGTGCGCTTACTCCGTTTTTTGCCATTAAAGCTGCACGATCAGTCACTGTAAAGTGAGCGTTAGCATCAGTTTGCCCAACGAAGTTGTACCACTGACGAGCGCCTGAACGAATCGAAACGTCATCATATTTACCCGGATACTCTCCAGTAGCACTTGTTACACGAAACACCTTAGTTCCATTAGCAAGATACTTATTATCCAAGAAATTTACGTTTGCGTTATTCACCAAACGAACTGTGTAAATAAATCCATCACCTATTGGTAAAATAGGATCAGCAGTCACATACATCTCAGCACCGTTGAATTTATCGAAGGTGAAGATTGCGCTGTGACCAAACTCCTGACGGTTTAATTTCACACGGAAAGTGCTTCCGTCAATACCTTTTGTGGTATTTGATGGATCAATGTCCTCAATGATATAAGGAAGATCCTGAGAAATTGGAGTTTCCCAAGTATATTCTCCGCGAATACCGGCAACTTTGATTGTGTTTTTTCCTCCAAAAGAAGAAAATTGATATAAAGGCATCTCGACTTTTTGAGTCATTGCCCAAATATCCACAGGACCTAAATCCATAGGTTTCACATCATGCAACATATTGCGCATGTGGTAAGAGTCAATGTGAGAAGACGCATTCAGTGTTGTGTCTCGTAGGAATATCCCCGAGCCGGAGAAATTAGGAGTTGCCATTTGTGGAGTTTTTAGTTGTTAAGTTGTTGTTTTTTTTGTTTAGTTTAATCTCGTTTAAAAGGATTAACCGGATCTCGACGTTTCAGCGTCTTGACCGTTCTTCCTGCGGCTGCGTCATCGTCATCCTCTGTTGTAGATGCATTACGACTTGCCTGTTCAATTTTTAATTTTTTTACTGTCTCTGTTACCTTTGCAGTAGCTCCTTGTTCGCGTGCTTTAGCAAGAAATCCTTCTTTATCTTTTAGAATCCATGCCACCAAAGCAACAGTTTCTAAATCCCGATTTTTACCAAATTGTTTGCTTTCCAGAAGATACGCCATTTCGTTAGCCTGCCTTCCGTTCATATCTGTAAACTTAGGAAGTACTAATGCGTGATATAATCCTTTTTGTGTCTTATCGTCCAACTTCAACCCCCCAAGTACTTTAGGAGCTAACGTATTGAAAACATTATCCATATATTCAGCCGCTCCTGCTTCTGCATTTCTGCGAGCCTGTTCCACCCTTTTCACGTTTTGTTCAATTCTTTGTTGTTGAGCAGAATCTAATTTGGGTTTAAACTGTTTTGCTTTTTTCTCAAGTTCTTCTTTATCTTTAAGGGACGCAATCTCTTCGTCAAGCTCTTCGGGAGAGGAATTGTCTCTCATCTGCAAATAATTGCGTACAATAGCTTCTTGCCCCTCCTCAGTTTCTACATCAAGGTTTGTTGTATCAGCAACCTGAGTTACCACTCTTAAAATATGATGTACATCCTGAGCAGTGTACCCCCCTTTAGCCCCCTTTAAGTTCTCTAAATAAACAAATGCGGTTTGAAACTCTTCCGGTAATGAATCAAAAAAAGCAACAGGAATCTCTTCCTTTACTTTATCTTCACGATGCGCAAGATTGAGTTCAATAAATTCTTTGTAGTCATCCTTAGTCCACTCTTCCATAGGCTTTGGATCATCCAACGCGACAAACTTTTCTTCTTTTATAAGTTCGCTCATCAACTGTTGAAGTCCACCTTTTTGAAATTCTGGACGACCTTTTTTCTTTTTTTCTTCCTCAGTGTCTTCGTTCTGAGCTTCTGCTATAATATCTGCAGCACTTTTATCTTTATCCTTATCTACAGCTAAAAGTTCAGCAGCTTTTTTATCAGCCTCTGCTTTTACAGTGTCTGCAGCTTTCTTCTTGTCGTCAGCTATTTCTTTTTCAAGTGCTGCTGCGTCAAGAGGCTCGTCAGTGTCTCTTGTAAATGACTTTTTTTCTGTGGTTTGGGTGATAACATTCTCACCAGTGGCAATACCTAATAACTCAGCGACAGCTTGGTTATCCAAGGTAACTTGTGAAATCTCGGTATTTTCGGTATTGTCTGCCATACTATTGTTGGTTTAGTTGGTTTTTTGTCTTAGGTTTTACCCCAATACAAAGCAAAAATAAATAATAATTGTGTAGAAGTATGAGGAAAGTTATTAACAGGCGACTTTAAAGTTTAAATTTGCAAATTCTCCAAAATGTTTTTGTGCAGCAGAATCATAAGCCATTGCTGCCATTAATTCTCCTTCTGGAGTGAAAGGAAAAAGTCCTAATCTTATCTTTGTTCTATCGGGACATATTTGCGATAACCAGTAAGTATACTCATACTCTCTAATTCCGGGCTTTCTTTTATTTGTACGAACACACTTCTGTATATACTTACACACTCCTAAAAACCCAGAGCTACTACCCGCTCTTGAAATTGTATTTACTGCATTTTGCTTTGGAGTAGCTATTCGTAAGTTTTTTCGTTGGTTATCTAATGTATCATGATTCTCGTGGTCTACAACCTTCTTATCCCCCTTAATACATCCCATAAGTTGCCGGTGCATTTTTATGTGATTACGTGTCCCGTCCCTACGCTCCGCATACCAAGCAGGCGCTTTACGACTCTCATCCCGATGCGCAAACCACTTCCATTGCATCAAGAAATCATAATCCTCGTCATCTACTTGTGCAAATTTTCCTTGTGTTAGCGGAATTAATTTCATTTCTTTTTTGTTTTGTTTTTAGCAGCAAGTTCTGATTTTGATTTATTTTCTTTGGCTATTTGTAAATCTATGTTTTTCATCTGCATCTGTAACGCCATTTTCTCTCGCTGCACCTGCTGCTTGTCATTATTTAAAAGCTGTTTAGATTGCTCTTTGCTTTTTTCCAAATTCATTTGTTCGGTGAATGCGTCTTGTTTTTGTATTAAGCCCATTGCATCAAGAAATTCATTCTGCCCATTCGCGTCCACATCAACCGCACTACCATAACCAGCAGCACGTATCTCAGCAACAAGAACATTATTCTTCTCTCTGTTCGCTGCTAACACAGCCTCTCTATCATAAGCTAATTGGGATTCTTTTGCTATAGCTTCGTTTTGTGCATCCTGCATTTGTTGTTCATGCGCACGCTCTTCCTCTTTTGCCTTGGACGTTTTTTCTTCTATAGTTTTGAGTACGTGCATAACTTCCGCCTTAGAATCACCGTTAAACATCAGATCTCCTAAATCGTATATGGTAGCACCCGTAGTATTGTTAGTCATCGCCTGCTTCTTAAATTCTTCAAGAAGAGTTCTTGTCATTGAGTCCGTTGTACATTCCACGCCGATTTGGGCAAGAAGCAACTCTGTTCCGTTGATTTCAAAATTCACACGCTCATCTTTAGATGTCACGTACTGCAATCGTATAGAAGGTTTGGTAGACTGATAAAACTGAGCAAGGTCTGTTCTCATCTGATGGACCCTTGGGAGTAAACGATCTGTATACCTTGTGAAATAAGGCTCTGTTTGTGCATAAGAAGCGTTCAGATTCTGTTCCGCACCGGTTGCAGTCTGTCTGCCCAACTCTTGTCCCATACGCTGAGGAGTCACTCCTATTGAAGAATATGCTTCCTGTTTAAAATGGTTTGCAAGATTGATACGACTTAATAGACGCTGCGTCTGTGACAGATCAAGTTGAGCATACGGCTGTCCACTTATCTGTCCTTCCATATTAGCAACAGAGGTATCAATGGGAATTACTCCAAAATTCTTTGCAGCTACAAAAGCTTTTGCAAAGTTGTTTTTTCCCCAATCCTCTCCAAGAGAATGTTGTGGAAGTGCATTTTGATCAAGCATAATAACAGTACCAATCTCGTCGATCAGGATGTCCTGAATCTGATTGTTCACCATATTGTACCCCACCTGAAACGGTTTCAATAAGTCTACAAGAGAAATAGAACGAGTATTATAGTCAGAAAATACTGCACCCTCAACCGGCAACTTACACCCGTAAAGCGTTTTGTCCCCCTTAAATTGAAACTTCAAGGGACCCATTTGGTTTTGATTTATTCCAAGATAGAGTGGATTCACTCCGCCGGGATTCTTCATTCCCCACCAACTTGGACGGTTAGGACCTATTTTAAGTCCTCCCCATGTTTGGTTAATCCAAATCCATTCTATGTGCTCACCAAAAACCAATGTGTCAGCATCTTTGTTTTTTAGCAGGAGGTTGTTGTAAACCGGATGATCGGTCACTTTATAGTCCTCATCAACGATGTCTGTAATTGTTTCCCCGTTCTCCTTAATCTTTGTAAGATGCCCTACCTTACGCTGAGATTTCCAATAAATAGTAGATGCGCGTAATAAAAACGTAGAGCCCAAATCCGTGTAATCTTCCTGCTGACTCATTATCCAATTGATAATATCGCCATTATTGGCATCTAAATCGCGGGTAGAAACAAGTTGTCTGTAAGCTAAACCCGGAGGTGCTGTGTTCCACTCATGGCTTTGCGTAGCATCATAATATGATCCATCGTTTTGGTACCCGGATAATCCATAACCAACAGCTCTAACAGGGTAAAGTATCTCCAAAGATTCCAATTGCTCTGCGGTCATTAACCATCCATACTTATCTACAACGTCTGCCACGGTAAGCATTTCTACGTTTCCTACATAATTACCTTCGGACACGTAACGAACCGAAGGAGACTTATGGTAAAAGGTTGTAACCGGGTTCCATGCCTCAATATCATAATCATCTTCCAACATACGGAAGTGAAAAAAAGCTCTGTCGGCAGACAGGCTATTACTAAAGTTAAGTTCCTCTAACTCTTTTAATTTAAAATGCGCTGTATCTGCGTGGAATTGGTGCATCGCCCACTGCTCTGACATACTGCGATAAGTCTTACTGTAAAATTGGTGTATCTCAGGAAGCGACTTCAAACTGTCTGGGGAAAGCTGTTGCTTCATCTGCTCCTGAACCTGTGGATCATTCGGGTCAAGTCCTTGTTGAATCATATTGTTCAACATTTGCTTCTCCGCGTCTGCCATAAGCACGTCACTTATTTGAGAAATTTTTTGAGCGTCTTTTTCGTTTTGTGAAAACTCATCGGTGTTATAAAAAGTAATTTTACTGTTTCGTTTTGCAAACTCAGAGCAGAAAGTATTTATGATTGGAGGAATGAGGGGATAAAAACCAAGCTCCAAACCGATAGGCGCTTCTTTCTGTGTAAGAACTTCTGCAAGGTCGCGCATCTCATTATCCTGAACAACCATGTAATCACTGTTGTCAATAATTCCTTTGGACAGTTTATAATTTTTCATCAGTCGCGGAGCGTTGCGACGTATTTGTTTTAGTCCGTTCCATTCTAAAAAATCTATGGTGCTCGCTAAATGTTCGGGTGTTTTATCTTTGCGAGGAAGCATCTGAATCGGCATACTAAGAACGCCCATAGAATTAGTCTCTGGCGAAGCTTTCTTTCCTTTGAACAAATCGTAACTTGACAAAACTTGCATGGTGTGGAGTATTAGATATTGTTACAAATATAATTCATTTTATTTTAAACCTTACCCGAAGTTCTTAAAAGGATTTCTGTCCGGTTTATACACGCTTCCTTTTTGTTGTTGTCCTAAGTGTTTAAATGCTGTCTTTTTTATATCGTAAGGATTGACATAATCCTTTTTTTGTTCCTTATCCAAATTCTCTTTTACCTTCTTATTTCCTCTTATTGCGTGCTGCACCTTCAAAAAGGCAACTAATGCTGCAAATGCTACAAGTCTATCCACGTTAAGCCCTTTAACGTATGCCTCCATCTCTTTCAGGAGCATTATGTCTGGAATACGTTCTATTCCGTAAGTTACTTTTACCGGCGTTCCGTCAGGCAAAAATTCGGTGTGAAGTTCCTCTTTTAAAAAATCTATTGCATAGTTTAAATAGTCATTAGAAAAAACCGTGCCTGTATTTCTCCACCCAAATTCACAAGGAGTGTTGTTGGTTGTAGCTCCGAACTCTTTCCTAAAAATCATTTGATCACCGGGAACTAAATATTTTGTTTTCTTCTTATGCTTCATGTGCTGAATAAATCCAGAAATATTCACCTCCACAACAGTCCACGCATTGTACAACTCAATTAACATTTCGCACAACTCATGGTTTTTGTTTACATCTTCATGCCTTCCGCACCATGATGCCACGATCTTACCCCCTTCTATGAAAATTTTAGTTTCTCCTTTCTGTGTACGCTCTACCTCAATATCTCGCTTATAAACAATAATGCTCACCAAAGACACTGATGAATTTGTACCTCCAACGTCAACCGGATCTATTGACGCATAGTAGGTGTCCCATTCTGGATTATCCCTCGGACGCTCATAAATAGTAATACAGCCCTCTTTGCTATTTGCCCGCTTTGATAAAGGGAACTCCATAATGGGAGATTTGTTTGTAGGTTTAAAAATAACTTTCCCGTTTTCATTCCTCTCCAACTCCACAAACTCCATCGGATAGGCTTTTGTTTCAATACGACGCATTTGTGCCGCAAGAAGATTTGTAGGAAAAATAGAATCCTTACGAATCGCAAAAGCCTCTTTAATAGATAAAGGACGCTGAGAGCAATAATACCTATAAGATTCGGGCTTCTTTAGTTTCGCACGTTTGCGTCTACGTTCTATCTCAGCGAGGGCTCCTTCTTTGTTTGTATTTCCCCATTTATCATAGAACTTCACGACCTCACCTCCCGTCTCATCTTCCTCATCGTCAGAACCAGAAACATAATTCCACCACTCTGGAGCAAAGAATCCAACCTTTTCTCCAAACTCCGCATCATCCTCAATCTCGTTTACACACCCAAGAAAATCATTATCTTCAGGATTCAAAATGTAGTGCTTCAATGCATCCGCTTTTTCCAATTCCCCCACCGCTCCGGAGTACATGATCAACCCCGTAGTTAATCCTCCCAAAGACACGTTAGAAGTAATATATTCGTGAGTCTTTGCTCCTGTACCGTTTTTACCAAACTCTTCTCCAAAAATAACGGTTGCAATACCTCCAACGCCGTTGGTGGGGTCTTGCTTAGTTGTAAATCCTTTTGCAATAGACATATTCCCTACATACCCAGAGCCATCCTTTTTCTTCCTACGTATCTGCCAGTCTAACTTTTTTGAAGGGTCGAATCCTCGTTTCCATCCGCAGTACGTGTTAACATGATCTCGATACTTCTCCATAAGTCCCCACGAATCCTTCACGGAAATTTCATCAGACGCGAATACTTTAGCAACAGAGCCCTTCCCAAACCAAATGTCATTCATAATGATTGACATATTCTTCAGAGAATATCCTGCTTGACGTTTCTTTAAAATAACTCCATATTTTCTGCGTAAAATACAACGAAGGATATACAAATAATAATGGTAGTCTCCGTCGTAAATTTCAGGAAGGTCTGGACGCTTTTTTACTTTATCAGGTATTGGACAATAATTAAGATACCAATACATCAATCCGGGAACTGCATACTCTAATTTTTCAGATTTCTTTTTGTAGATAACAAATCCATCGAACTTACATTTTTCTTTTTCTGCATCCCAATGTTTTTTGAAGTCAAGGGATTTGCTCATGTAAACAGGGTATTGTCCTGTCTTCTGCCAAATCTTTCCTTGTGCGTTCCAATACCCGTCTGTATATTTTAAACGATAATTCCCGGGATACTTTACTTGCGAATTTATGTATTGGATTACTTCCCTCTGTGTTTCAAACTCAGTGGTTCCCCATGTTTCGGTATCGAGATTATATGTAGGGGCGGAGTAGTAACTCATTATTCATCATAGCTACTTTGCTGCGTCCCACGTAACGTAGAAACCTCCTCTTGAAAAACTTTTTCCAATTGTTGAAATTCAGAAACTATTTTTCCAACGGACTTCAGCATCCCTGAAATTGTAGCGTCCGAACCGTCTCTTCCTGACGTCAACTTTGTTGTGGATAAGTACTCCCCCATATTCTCCAATCCTTCCTTCGCATGATAATAGAACCGACGAGTAGGAGTCAAATATAATTCATTTGCCTTATCCAACGCTGTCTCTATATCAGCGTCATCTAAAGAAAAGTCAATCCCCATATCACGGGCAATAGTTTCAGACTTATCTGCCTCCGGAACCCCTGCGTAGGGACTACTGGGATTAGTCATAAATTCAACGTAAGAAATAGCAGGTATCGGATCTTTAAATTTGCCTACAAGCACTTTAAACTCAGGGATGAGTAGGCATGTTGGAGTCAGTACCACCTTGTTATTTTCTACATCAAAAATCTTCACGTTTTCTTCCTTAAATTATGTCTGTTATCCTTCAACCAATTGAAAATCGCTTCCACTTCCGACCTTAAATACTTCGCTTCATACGGAACAATCTTGTCCACAACGGGATTCCCCCAATCATCCAGAAGAATTATTGGGTCGCCGTATTGATCTTCCCCTGCAATCGCAAAAACAGCATGTTCGATAATTAATTTTCCAACTGATAATTGCGGATTGTGCTTGAGCATCATATAGGCATACATACTTAACTGCAAGGAATACGCTTGAAAATTGCAATCCTCAAGATGAGAAACAGGCGTCAACATCATCTTAGAAGTCCCCGAATAAGGATTGAAGTAACTCTCGGTTTCTATCTTCTGATTTGTTTTGTAATCTCGTACGTTCAAAATATTATTAGCCACCTCTACATAGTCTACCTGTCCACACACACCAACCGTTTTTAGGTAAACCATGTGCTCAGGATAAATCCAACCGTTCTCCAGTTTTTGTTCGGGCGCCTTTTTTACGCCTTCCTCCTCAATAGGAGCCTGCACCATAAATTCCTCTCCGGAAATGTCCACCGTTTCGCACGATAATAACTCAGCCTCCTGAACCTTGTGGTAGGCAGTTCCTACATCACAACTTCTGTCCGCTTTATTTTTCCAAATCCATTGAATCTCTTCCGGGTCCATCCCATACCATTTGGATTTTTTGTTCTTGGAACACCTCAAAGACATTCCTTTTGGATCAAAATTTTCTTTGAATTGCCCAGCAAGTGTGCTGACCGATACCCAATCTATTCCATCAGGAAGAACAGACTCGTAACGATGTCCATCTGTAACGAACGTGATCAAAATATTTGAATAAAGTTTGAGTTATAAGCCTCGCGGTTTGTGTTCTTAATCCACTTATCGAACTCCGTTGTAACCATCGACATTATTGTCTGCCCTTTGACCATAATTACTTTATGATTGTCATCCGCAAATTCTACGTCATAACTATATGGAGGAATACCTGCAAGTTCTTCTACTTTCCAGTTCTGAGGCTTCCACTCCTCTTCTTTCATTTTCTTAATAAATACTTCGATCGTCATAACTTAAAATATAAAACCTTTCGTTTTCTCTTTGTACCAACTCTCAAAATTCTCAGCATCCAACGCTCGCACGGTAAGTTCGGAAATCAATAATTGTCGAGTACCTTTGCGGAACGTTATATCCATTATTGTGTAATCCTCTACTAAATAGCTACTAAGATCGTAATTAGGAACAATGCCGTAAGAAGGCTTTTCCCAATCCTTTGTCTTCATTAATGTTTCAAAACACGCTACATCCATAACTATTTATCCGTTATAATTTTTCGACACCTCTTACACCGCATACCCACCTGTCCATTTAAACATGTGAAGTTTTTTGGCATACCAAAATACGTTCTTGAAACTTCGTCTCTGCCCAACACTTCTCCGCTTTCCTGCACGCAAAACCGCACAGCATCCCACTCATGTTTGCAAAAAACTTTGCGAAAATAATTACGCAAGAAAGGAGGAACAAAAGCGGTTAGAATTTCCCTCCTCTTATCTCTGCGTTTCTTACTCCTGATTAACCAGTCCCTAATGTCATCCTCTCTAAACTGCTTATGCAAAATATATATTTTGTTTTTTTTTGTTTGTTCGCTCCAATCTGGATCAAGCAAAATCGACGCTTCTAACTCTTTTCTTTGCTTTTTAGTCATGTTAACGCTTTATCATGTTCATGTTGGTGAACTTTGGGTTTTCGCGAAAGGTTTTGAGCCAATCTAAGAAGTGTTTGTTACGTTGATTCGCACTTGTCTTTGCTGTTCTTTTTCGTCCTTGCTTACTCATAACTATACCTCTAAAAGTTTCTTTGCTTCCTCGGCGTCCACCGCCTCGATAATTTCCACCACATGCTCTGCCCAAGTTTTATCGCACATTTCCTGCTCCAATATTCCAACCAATTCTGTGGTACCCTCGGCTTTACTCCGTTCCATTTTTCCCTTCTTCCATATCCCAAACTTATGGGTTAATACTTCGATTACTTTTTCTCTATTTTTCATATTATACTTCTGTTAGTTTTTTAGCTTCCTGCGCGTCTATCATTCCAATAATGTCCACGACACTCCTCGCCAAATCTTCATGGGTCAAGGTGGGTTGGTCTAATATTCCAATGGTTTGCGTAGCACCGTCCTCCATCTGTTGCACTATTTTTCCCTCTCGCCACATCTTAAACTGGCGAGTTAATGCTTCAACAACTACTTCTTTGTTTTTCATATCTATTCGTTTTTAATTCCGGTCTTCTCTCTGAATTTCTTTTCCTGTTCCTCTGTCAACTCTGCATCCCATAAAGGAAATCTACCTTGGTCTTTAAGCGTACAATAACTGCTCAAGCTCCGGCTTTTAAATTTTATTCTGCATCCGCATCCTGCACAAGTGGGCGCTCCCGGTACCACAGCTATAGGAGAAGTACCCTCTTTATCATAAAGCCCGCAAGCATTGCTTTCACAGAGCTTAGTCCTCTTTTCTGCTATCGTCTCCACATAGCTGTTCGGAAACCAAGTGTACCGAATCCCTTCGGCTATTTTCCATCTGTTCTTCCAAATATTTAATAATTTTTTCATCTACTGTTCCTTTCTCTTTTAATTGCTTCAAGTATTCAGGATAATGTTCCTCCCGCATCTCGTTCTGTTTTTTTCTTATGTCCGCTTTTTTCTTATGTTCCTGTTGGAATACATTATAAATCGCCTCTACTCTGTTAAACTCCTCCCTGTACTTATTACATACTGCCTGTTTTTTTACGCTGCCTCCGTGATTCTGAGTAGCCTTAATCCGCTTTCGCAAAGACAATAATCTCTTTTCCAACCTCCAATGCTTCAGGTAGAATGTTCCAAGCCCGGGCATCTCAAGCTTCGTCCTCTCCAACTTCGCCATTTCCTTCCGGTAATATTTCCAATACCAAAGAACCAACACCTTAACCTCGGACTCAGGCAGCGACAGTTGCTCTGCTGTCTGTTTTACTATTTTTGTCCAGTGCGTCGGCTTCAAGTCTGATTATTTTATACTTCAACAAGATATTCCCAGATGTCTGTATTCCCAACTCAGGATTCAGGGATATTCTCTTTTTTCCCGCACCCTCTTTTATACATAATTTACTTTTCTCGATCCGTGACAAACAGTTGTTTACTGCGGAAGGGCTTCCCATCACCTTCAATTCAGATGCCAACGCGCAGAACTCAGTCAAACGCATCTTTCCTCGGCAACCCAAAAGCGCCAAACACTCCAGTTCCGTCGCATTTAAAACAACCTTATGTAAAAAGCAATACACAACGATTTGTAGCTTTACAATATCATTCAAATCATGACGGATGGTTTTATCTACCTGATTAAATACCACTACGCTGGTTTCTTAGGATTATCCGCAGGTTCTTCTTTTTGGGAAGATTCGAACTCCGCCATTTTAGCTTTCACTAATTTGCGGTTCAAAATGTGAGAGTCAATTTTAAATTGTAACGCCACTAACTCCTCCTGCTTACGAAGCAAAGGAAGTTGCGCATCGCAAAACGCATCAAGGTTCTTAGCGTATTCGTCTAAAGTGTCTTTTGTTGGTTGTTGTTCTATTATTTCTGACATGGAGTTGGTTTTATGTCCCAAAAATAATAAACAATGTGTTATTGTTAGAAAAAAGTTTTTAACAACGTGTTTTTATGCAGAAAATAAAAACAAAAAACACCAGCTATGGAGGCGACGTTTCTATATTTTCATTGGGAAACCCTAAAATAACCTAAGAAACATTTTTAATTCCTACACAAATAAATATTTTTAGTGTAATTGTGTAGAAAATATTTTTAGGACAAATGTGCTGGGTTGACTTTCGAAACATCCACATGTCCCGTAATTCCGGGTACAGTTGCTGCATCTGAGTATTGCCACCAATACCAATCCGGAAGTCCTACCGGCACTTTAGGCGCAGCTCCGTTGTTGTACTCGGCGATCCAAATCTTGATGTTGGGAAAATCAGCAGCTACAAAATGTTCCGATTCAAAAAATGCTAATCCGGAATACAACATCAGATTTGTTTTTCCTGCTTCCCTAAGCACGTTAAAGAACGTCTTAGCCCACAAAATCACCTGTGCCGGCGGAAGATTCATCTTGTTTGTTTCGATGTCCAAGGCTAATGGGAGTTTTGTTTCAGGAATATTAGACAGGCTTGCTATAAAGTAATTTGCCTCCGCAGTTGCGTCTGTTACTACGTCAGGAACATTTAGTGTTGCAAAGTGATACGCGCCAAAATCTATACCAAGCAAATGACACTGGGTTGCGTTATACACGAACTTACTGTCCATACAGCCCACACCTTCGTTTGCTTTCAGCATTGCTCCTAATATAGCAGGCTTTACCTTACTCCACACTACGTTGGAATTGTTTGAAGAAATATCTATGATCATTTTGTTTAATTATGGTTTAAAAGCTTTTCAATAATCCACACAATTGCGGTGCCTATGACGCCCCCTATTGTGCCAATTATTCCTATCTTCGCCTTCTTAATCGCCTGCGTTGTTTCATACGTGGAGATAAAACTATCTAATTTGGACTGAATTTGTGCCACCTGAGCAACCAAACCCTTCTTACCGGTGCCTTCATCATTATGAAGATACATAAGTATCTTATTAACATTATCTTTCAAGTATTCAATATCTCTTTCTGACATAACCTTAGACATTCGAATTGTTTATCTTTTGTAACTCTTTATCATACCATTTATCTGCTCGAACTTTTTCCAAATATACTTTCTTTTTTTCTAAATAATCGACAGAGGTCTGGTTTGTTTTCAGCTCAATTGCTGCGCGATATGCCTGCTTCTTCTTTGCTAATTCTAAATCACTCTCTACAACAGAGGAGTTAACCACGGCATCCTGCTGCACAAATTCCGCCAAAGCTTGTTCATAAATTTTATTGTTACTCATCGCCTTAACCAGCACGGGAGAAACCTCTATAAGGATAAACAACATGGTAATGAAATTATCTGCCAAATTCACCGTATCACTGCTCTCTTTTAAAACAGAAAGCGCTCTAAGTCGCATAAGTAAATCTGGTTGTTCAGGAAATATTATCTTTTTTGTGCTGTCCATTTCCCGCAATTGCTTCTGCAATCCGGAAATCCTTTCTGCGTTGTATTGTTCGTATGTACGAGTTTGGGCAACCAACTCCTGTCTACGTGTAGAAATCTCAGACGCTATTTTTGACAATAGTACTCGACTTTTTTGTAATTGTGCTGCAAATGTATTTACCGTGTCTCTTTTTGCTTTATATAAAAGCACTGCGTGGGCTACAGTTACAGACTTCTCACGGACCACAAGCTCCTTTAATATTGCGTCCTCAGAATGCCCAATTGCTTTTTTATCTTGATCAATAAGCCGTATAAGATCCTGCTTGTTCCTATTAAACCGGTCTTCTTCTGTGTTCTTCCGCGCTTGTTGCTCCTGTTGTATTGTTTCTTTAACAGAGACCTCAAACAATTTCAGTTCAAGAGGTTTTGATATTGTGATCGCCAACACTAAGCTGATTAAAATCCGAGGAAGTACTGAGAAAATTTTGTTCAATAATTTGGTTCCTGTGAACGCAGTAGCTACAATATACCGGTCCAAATTAAAAATAAGGCTTCCCCACAACACCCCAAAAAGGACAGAATAAAAAGGATTACCAAATACAAAGTAAAGAGCATATCCGCCGGAAACACACGCCAACAGAGCTGTCAGGAAGACAGAAAGTCCCACACTAACCGCCTTGGTTGTTTCTGTAGGACATTTTTCTAAAACGCGCTTATCTACTCCACTACAAAATATGATAAACCGTTTGAACATTTTTATTCTTGTTTTTCACAGGCATCCAAAGTCTCCAACATCTGAGCCTTTGCCGCAATAGTTAAAGTGGAATGTTCATTTATAAACTCCACCAAATTTTTTAAATCCGATTTGTCCAGCGTTACCTCTTTATTATCGTAAAAAGACTGTGCCCATCCGAAAAATTTAAGAGCGTCACCCTTTGCAGCGTTAGCTAATTGTTCTGCAAGAACTTTTCCCATAGGAGCTATAGGTGTTTTATCCAAGCCTAAAATGTCTTTGTTTAAATTTATCTTTATCATAGTTGGTTTTTTACAAATATAATCATTTTTGATTTAATTCTTTTAGGTAGGCGTTTATGGAGTGATGAACTCCGAGCGTTTTGGAAAGCGCCCATGTAAGCCACTTACCGTCTTTATTCAACTTTCCCTCCACTTCCTGTTGTCCGGTAGCTGCGGAAATAGTAATATTACCTTTTCCATAAAGCGTGTCCCTTTGATCTGTAACCAATCGCTCAATTAGTTTTCCCCCGGCAGCATTACCAATAAGATCCTCTCCAATAGCAACATGTAACATTAAATATTTAAGGGCATTCCACACTTGGTAGATTAATTTTAACCAATACTCTATGAAGTGCCCAATACCAAGATAAAATCTTACTTGAAATACTTTAATAATAGAACAAAACAGGTTGTAGATAATCCCAACTAAAATAATGATTCCAAAAACAATTGTTCCAGATAACAGCAATAATATCGGGGTGATTTCTTTCAGCAGCAATTTCATTAATTATTAGGATAATTAGCGGCAATAAAATCTAAGGCAGCCTGATTTAGTATTGCCTTATCCGCATCAATACTTGTTGAGGTTGTTAGCGGCACATCAAACGTATCTGTCTTTACAAACCCGTGAGTGTCGCCATCTATACCGGTTACAACGGAAATTTTTTGAGTGCCTGTACCATCGAGATTATCTTTAAATTGCCCTTCTAAGATTAGATTAATTAAAATGTATTTCATGTTGTTTGTTTTTTTATTGTGATTGAAACCAAGCATTAGGTGTTGAACAGTAAACGAAATTAGCTGCCGAATTTGTTCCGGTTGTTAAAATAGTCCCGTTAATAGTTGCAGCCCCAGTACCCGATTGTAAAGTTATTGCGGTAATTATTTGTGAAATTGCTATTCCAAACACCTGCCCGTTTACCGGATTGGGAGGAAAAGTAATTGTAAGTGCCGCTAATGTACCGGCAGGGTTACACACTAATTGTGATACCTGCTGCGTTGCTGTTACCGTAGCAGATGTTACGGGCGTAGTATATTGAACGCTGTTAGCGGCTATCGGAAATCTACCTACCGTAGTGTTTGGAGTAATATAAAAATTTGTACCATCCGGCTCTATCGTTAATGCTTCTGCGACCGTAGTCAAAGTCCCTGCCGTAAATTTTAAAGGAGCCGTACCTGCGCTTGCTGTTCCTGCTGCTAAATGAAGTAAGGCGGTCGGTGCAGTTGTAGCCCCTCCTAAATAAGTACTACCTGTATGCTGAACATTACCTACTATACCCAATCCCCACGCCCTTGTAATTGTAGCATTAGTACCTGCTGTGGGTGCGCCATTAATGTATTGGGTAAAAGCATCTGATATTGTACTTGCTGCAACAAAAGCATGAGGACGCGCTTTTATTAAGAAGTCGTTGTTTTGTGTTATAGCCCCCGTGTTATGTGTTTGAGTACTTGAAAAATCAAAAAACACAGCATTATTATCAGTAGATGCTGTACTACCAGTATTTAAACCTGGTTTTACTTTAAATGTAGGAACTGCACCAGTTGTTTGAGCAACAGTTGATAAATCTAACCAACCAAGACCCATGGTCATTGTTGAATTATTACTATTTATTCTCCAAACAAAATTACTTGCTGCCCTCATATAATAAGCACCACCTGAATAGAAAATATAATCAGTTGTTTGAGCGCCCGGATATAAATAAGACCCATAATTAATGTTATGACTTGCATCTGTTTTTAACCCTGTGCTTGTTGTTATTTGATCCGCATCATTATAATAAGGTATTTGATATTGTGCTGATGTTCCTGTTTTACCTACTAACGTAGTAGCCACAGGTGGTAAAGTTGTTATAACAGATGCTTGTTGTGCAAAGGTTGTATTAAATGCCCCTGTAGTAGCTAAATTACCCGCAAGTGTAAGTGTATTACTTCCGTTATTAACCCCCGTACCTCCGTAAGTAGGACTAATAAGAGTACCGTTCCAAGTTCCTGTAGTAATTACCCCTGTATTTGCAGTTACTACTAATCCGTTAAGGCTTGTAACTCCGGTAAGAGCCCCTAAAGTCAAGGTGATTGCCGGTGTTGTAGAGGCATTTGCGACCGATCCGCTTACTCCCTGATTAGTTACTACGGACACAGTAGTCACACTACCAGACCCCGCAGCAGCCCAACTTGTATTCGTCCCATCTGTGGTCAAGAACAGTCCACCAAAAGTAGCCTGTGAAGGAGCTAACGCATTAAAAGCATTGTTTGCTGTGGTTTGCCCGGTTCCTCCGTTTGTAATGCCTAAAGTGCCGGTAATAGTAGAGGTACTTAATGCTACCGTAAACCCGGCGCCCGTAGCTCCCGAAGTTAACGTGCCGACCCCTACCAACGACGGCAAAGAAGTTACCGCCGTAGTAACTAATGTTCCTGTTGTTGGTAATGTAATGTTGGTTGTACCGGTTGTGGTAAGAGTAACTCCGAATTCTCCTGAGACAAGAACGGGATTCACAGCTATAGTCTCTATTATATTATTATATGTAAGGTTACTCAGGTAAATCCCTTTTATCTCTACGGAATAAATTAATGCTACAAACGCATCAGTATACACTCCGGAAGTGGTCCACGCACCGGTAAGTGTATTAAGAGTTGCTGTAACTATCGTGCCTCCCGCTGTAGTAGGGCTTTGAAACGTCGGCTTATTGCTGCCATCAATCTTCGAAAGAACGCAATTACCCGCGAGACCAAACTCATCCGCGTTAATGGTTGCTTGGGCTGGGAGGGTAAGGGTGCCGCTTGCTCCTGACACAACCTCATAATATGTAATCTTGTACTCATTGTTTTTTAGTGTTGTGACGTCTACGCTTACTGCGTTAACATCTGTCATAGTAGCAAAAACATTAGCAATGCTGGGACTATTAGCGCCATCTAATGCCTGTACAATCTCTGTTGAGAATATCTGCCTTAATTCTACTCCCATCTCTTTAAACGTATATTATTTCTTCAATACCGAGTCCAAGTAACTCATAAACTCAAATGCTTCTTTGGATGTAGAGTTGATGATAACATTTTCCTCAACACATTTTTTCAGGAGATCGTACTCGTTCTCCTCCAAATCAATCTGACCTGAAGCATTTTTTAGTTTGTCTATAAGTTCTAACCGTTTTCCTAACTCAGAAGTACCTGCCTTATTCCAGCCTCCGGACGGAGCAGACTCTGCCGCAAGAACAAATAAACTAAAATAAGAAGTGGTGTCGGAAGCTTGTTCTGCCTGCGTAATAGATCCTTTGTCCCAAATGATTTTTTTGTTTGGAAAAATAATTTCTTTGTCTACAATGTTTCTCATACTTGTTGGTTATATATTGGGATAATGAGCTGTTATGTATGCCTGTGCAGCAGCTTGCAATTTTGTATCAATCTCAACTTGTGAATCAGTTTTTAAAAAGTTGAAGGTGCTTAACTGTTTAGAATAAAAGTCAGAATAAGCATTTCCAACTATATTCGAAATTACCACTATCTGCCAATCGCGACTTACTCCATCTTTGTTGTCTACAGGAGCACCAACTACATTTGCATCTTTTAATTCGTAGGTCATATTATTTGTTTTTTAAATTATACTATTGATAATACCCCAAGATTATTCCAAACATCCCCCGTTACTAATCCCGCAGAAGAAACCGGTAAATTTCCTATGTTTAATGTTGAGGTGGATGTGGCTGCGTTACCGCCAATACCTACGTTTGCATTAAATCTAAGTCTTTGGTTTCCCAAGGATGCGTCAGATGTTCCTACAATTAATGAGTTAGTTAATTCATTTGCTGCAGTTGTCCTTGCCCTATTATCAATAAACAACATATAGTTTGCCGCAGTTTGATTTAAACCAGAGTAACTTCCAAGAAAAATATTATTACTTCCATTGTTAGAATTACCCGCTGCGTATCCTGCGGCAAAATTCAAATCACCGTTTGAAGTCGATAACCCTGAGGTTGGAGTAATGACTACATTATAGCTTCCCGTTGTATTAGTATTAAAAGAATTAGTACCAATAATTATATTTAATGAACCTGATGTATTTGCAGTTGCTGAATTACTACCAAATACCTGATTATTAGAACCTGCTCCGTTTGATGTTAGCAACCTATTACCAACAGCCGTGTTTTCATTTCCAGTAACACTTCCCACCAACACAGAATACCCAACAGCAGTGTTATCTGCACCAGATGTTAGTGATTTAAGTGATAAATATCCCACAGCAGTATTGGCTTGACCAGTTGTTGTAGACTGTAAACAATTTACTCCCAATACAGTGTTATTGCCAAACAATCCAGCACCTCTACCAATAGTCATGTCCATCAACAAAGTATACCCATCATTTCTAACAGAAAACAAGTTAGCCGTTACACTGTCTTGTGCTACAAAAGCATAATTAACTGACCCAAAATCTAAACCTGCTACACGAAGTCTTGCAAACGCATTCGGAACATAACCAATTCCTACATTACCTACCGCGCTAATTCGCACTCTCTCGACATTATTGGTTACAATAGGAAAATCAAAATTGTCGTTTGTACCTATGTATTGTTCTGAGCCATTAGTGTTCCCGTTTAAATCCCACGCGGACCCCACCGGTATATCAGCAAGTGTGGCAAAAGGATTTCCTAATGTAGGAGTGTGTGCCTGTTCTAAGGCTTGAACAATATCTGTCGAAAATAATTGTCTTTCTATTACCATGACGTATTAAACTACGGTATCAATTCTAACAGATCCTGCTGTAACAGTATAAGGCATTCCCAAAAGGGTTTTACCTGACGCAGAGTCAAACCCATAAAAAGTAGAAGCATTGGCTGTAACGCCATTTATGGTTCCGGTAAAACCGGTAGAAGTTGTAAATCCTATGGAAGTAGCGCCGGCAGCAACTGAACCGGAAGCGGCAGTACTTATAGAGGTAACGGTTTGTGTCCCTCCTGCACCAGCTCCTGCCGCAATTATAATAAGTTGATCCTGAATAACCTTCTGCATCTGCAGCATTGACAACTGCCACTTAAAGTTGTTGCCTTTACTGCCGTCTGTGTGATCGTGACCTACGCCCATGATGTTGTGGAGTTAATGAGTTTGGTGTAAAGATAGTGTGGATTCAGGAAAATTTCGATACTCGCGGGCTTAGTGTAGCCAAAAACTTATTAACAATGTGTTTTTTGTAACAAAGTACTCCGTAAATTTGCCTCAGTTGAGGATAGCTTTTTAGAAGGGGCTGTACTCCACAACCAAAATATTAAAAATAGTCGCAGTCACACTGCACAAAATATCCCTTAACCAAAGCCCCTTCTGTTTACTCGGTTGGGGATTTTTGTTTTTAGGATATGTACATAGCAATAGACACCATACAATACAGTGCAGATAGCGCAGAAGCAAAAGACCTTGCTGCCTTCCTTTGGTTTAAAAGCAAGTACTCAAATTCCTGTTACTTTAAATGGTCTTTAAAATCTATTGCAGATAAAACAAAAGTTTCTCGCACTGTAGTTCGCAAATACATCCAAAAATTCATCGAACTCGGCTGGTGCCGAGTGCATGGGAAAAATCTTATCTTCAAAAAAACCTCTGAATTATACCTCATTAATACAAGAAAATTATATGTAAAAATAAACCTTGAAGGGTCGATGCGAGACATCCTTGAGGAACTATTCCTCGCACTATTAAAAAGAAAAGCAAATCAATTTGACTTCGTTAAGCAACTCTGGGGAGACAAAAGAAATGGTAACACTGAATCTGTTGGACACTACAAAAAAATTCAAAAATTTTGTAAAGGTCGAGAGGTAAAGCAAAGTGCAATCCAAGGATTTTCTTATTCGCTATCAAAATGCGCCAATCTTTTTAACACATCTATACCAACAACCTCAAGAATACTTCGGAGTTTATACAAAAAAGGAAAGTTTGTAACCGTAAAAAACTCCGTAGTTCTTGGAAGTATTAAAAAATCTCGCGGAATGCGAGAAGCATTAAACCACGTTCCGGGAGCCTTTGTTTCTTCCTCCGGACTTATAATAAAGAAACTATGCAATTCATATATTTTTTAAGCATGTTCTTTTTTGATAACATATTATGGTAACTCATAAGGTTATGTGCTTAGTTATAATTTTTTATATATTAATAGCAGTAGTATACGCACCATACAGCACAGAGAGATGAGAAGAAAGAGGACGTCCAAAGCACATAAGTCGTTTATCAAGAAGTTGTTTAGACGACAAGACCCTAAAGCCTTTGTGGGCATATACAAGATAACTTGTAGCATTACGGAAGAATTCTATATAGGAAGTTCAACGGACATCTCTAAAAGATGGAAGTGGCATCTATACGAACTTAAAAACAAAGTGCATGGTAATTATCGCTTACAAGGACTATACAACACGCACGGAGAAAAGGGATTGACTTTTGAAATCATTTGGAAGTCAAACATAAAGCCTATGGACAGGGTAAAGCTATACGAAATAGAGCAGGGGCACATTGACAGGCTCAAACCCACTATTAATATCGAACTGATTGTATCTATCGACGGCAAAAGGGCGGCTGCTAAAGCAAGACCTGCAAAAATAAAAGCTCTAAAAGGAAACGACCAGCCCCTCCCACAACATAAACCAAAGAAAAAACAGCCCAAGAACAAAAAGTACAACCACCTCAAAAGAAAAGATAATAGTCCGACGGGTCTTGCAAAACGTATTGCAAAGGCGATTGCGATTCTAAACGCGCCCCCACGACCGGGAGGGGTAAATCCCCACAAAAGAAAACATACCTATAACGCAGGTAATAGAAAAATGTGGTGAACCTAATACCAGAATAACTACCACTTGCCGGTTACTCCACAACATGTCCTGAAGATTCCATAACGGGAAACTCTTGCTCCTTTTCAGGATCATTAAATCTGTGGTATACCCATACCTTACTGGTGTAAGTTTGCTTGTTCTTCTTTGCGTGCACAACACGAAGAAATGCTGCTACTTTTTGTAGCGTTGTTTTTTGTTCGGCTTCCATACCTTTTGTTTTTAGTGAACATTAAAGGTATCTTAAGCACAAAGAGGTTGGTGGTAAAATTCGATGAAATGGGAGTTTTTATAGCCAAATAAAGCAAATAAAAAGTAGAAATATCTACTTCCTGAAAAAAACACAGGATCAGCTTGGAAAGAGCCGGTTACTTGCGCAAAATTCTGTCATAAAACAACGAGAACACTACATTCCACAAGCAACCTGATACACAGAACATAAGTACAAAACAGTACCAAGGAAGTTCTATTGTCGCAGTGTGGGCGATGTATCCTACTAAGGCAATCGTTGCACAAAGACAAACAATCATAATACTTTTGAAGCAATGCCATGCATCTGTGAAGGCTACAGGAATACTCCGTTGCGGTTTAGTAGGATCGCTGTCTACATATTTATTCTTCCAACTAATACTTGGGTCCCAAAAAGTAGCGTTCTTATTCCAGAAAACAGAAGTAGTGTAATGATGTACCAAAGTGTCCATAACAGCATTGGATGCGGCAGCAATCATAAATAGGAGTATTGAAAGTATGATCATCTTGTCCGCCCGGCTTTATCATCCTGATAATTCTGATACGTCTTGAATAGGTTTACCCAAAACATCAGGTTAAGTATTCCGGTGAGTACCCAAAACGAAGTTAACTCCATCGCGCCGGAGTGCACCTGCACTATTCCTGTTATCTGAGAGATTATATAAAACAGGTAAATAAATATTTCTACTACTGTGTAAGGGGCGCCTTTTCCAAGTATCCATTGGATAAACGTTTTTTTATTTGCGTTGTCGATTGGTTCCATATTGCAAAGGTAGGAAAATATTGTACAGCAAAAAGCCGGTACTATTATTCCCGAATCAAAAAATCCCATGTTGGTTATGTGTTGGTATAAGGCAAAGATAGAAAAATTTTTTTATATAATTTTTTTTGGTACTTTAAAACCTATGTACAGGGTCGTGTTTAGCTTGTACCCCCCTACTCACCGGCACCCCAAACCAAATGGGCACCCTACCCCCACCTCTTAAATAAACTCAATCCTATAGTATAGGGAATTATCCAAAGAGACTCCTTTTCTTGTCCAGAGAATATTCTTTATTTGAATAGCTTGTTCTCTTCTTATGATATGTTATCTACTTCAGGATATTCTTTGTTGTTCTTATCCTTGCCTCGCTCCTTGATTGTATATTAGTGATTACCCCGCGTTTAGGGGACATTAAGCCCCTCGATTACGCAGATTTGGTATACCAAAGGGTTTATTGTCTCCGCTCGGCACAGCAATCGCATATTGCCGTTCATTATCAATCACTTACAATCTCACCCCAAATCATTATAAACCCTTAATCTATCTTCACATGGAAACAATCGTATCACCTGCCGCATATAATGCTGCTGTAAAAGCCTTAAAAAAGGCACAAAACAAATTGATGAAAGCTCGTGTAGAACATGAGATAGCTTTGATTAACTACACTAAACAAGTAAGCTAACATGGAAAACCTATTCGAAACATTAGGGGAGTGCTTACGCCCCGAACTTAGCGCTGAACTACATAAACGTCAGACTAAGTGTACTATCATTCAGGATATTGACCGCGCTTGGTTGCTTGCTAAAGCTAAACACCTCAGCCCCAAACAATTCGATTACCTTTATGAACTTGACATAGATCAACTCTATGAAGTACAGAATAACATTCGCAATCTTTGTCCTCTCATTCAATCTCACCCCTAACCCCTTAAAACCTCATCACAAATGATCATATCTATTATCATGGAGGGCGCACTTAAATTAGTGCAGCTAATCCGGTACAGCAACAACCAAAGAGTTGCGAGAATCTTTAACCCAAAGGACAGCCGTGTTCCTGAAAGAGTGTTAGACCTTGATAATCAGGGGAGAGCAATCGACGATGAAACCGGTAAAACCTATAGGTTTAATATCAGGAATTGCGCAGAAGCGTAAATCACAATGATCGAGCCAGTGGAGTGGCTTAGTTGTTAGAGTACAGCGTTCCAAGCTTCGGTTTGGGCGCTGTTTCTTTTTATTAGGATTTGTCAGTCGTGTGTTATATCTTTGTAGGTATGAAAGAAATAAAACTTACCAAAGGACTTGTCGCCCTTGTGGACGATGAGGATTACGAATGGTTAAATAAAACCAAATGGCACGCAAAGACAGACAAATTAGGATACACCTACGCCTATGGAAACTTCAATAAAAAGAGGAGAACAATGCACAGGGTAATTATGGAGCAAACAAACCCCATAAATATTGTAGATCATAGAGACACGGACGGACTAAATAACCAACGACATAATTTAAGAGTTTGCACAAAAACCCAAAACAATTGGAACAGTGTTAAAAGAAAAGACAGTAAGAATAACCACAAAGGGATAAGAAAACACTATAATAAGTTTGTAGTAGAAGTCCGAGTTAACAGGAAACTAATCACTGTCGGGCGCTACAATACTGAATTAGAAGCTATCATCGCATACAACGAATTCATCTTAAAAGAAAGGGGTGAATTTGCAGTCCTTATCCCACTACCTCATTCTCACCCCTAACCACACTAAAATTCATCACACATGAAAACAAAAACATTATCACGTATTGGGTTAGCAGGAGTATTCCTGTCTATACTTATCATAGGAGTCGGGGCACTTATCCTGAACTCAGAGCTTTGCGCAGATGCAGGAGTATGTTTACTTCTTATGTCCGCAGCAATCAAAGCGTACACAGACTAATCACATTCCATTTGTGATGGAAGTAATGCCCCCACACCTACCAGCACAGGATGTATCCTCGACGACTAAGCTGAATGCTATCGAGGGATTGGGGGTAATTACATTAGAACTTCCGACCTCGCCCCTTAACCTTATTGAGAGTAATCTCCATCAGGATAACAGTATTACCCTTGATGTCGAACTCCCTCTTCCCTCGGTACGCTTTCCAATACGGTATATCATAGCGCATACAAGAGTTGAAGAGGGTTGTGTCGGCATTGAGTTGCACAACACCATTAATAGTTACCAAATACATCATGTTGCAAATATACACATAATAGATTTGCAATCCAACACCTTTTCTCACCCCAAATTATCATTTAAACCCCTTAAAAACCCAAAACCATGAACATCACAATCCATCCAACAGCCCCAAAATACACAAGTAAAGCGGGTAATGAAGTATTCCGTTACATAGTAAAGGGATCTCTTGAGGAAATTGCAGACTTTAAAAAAGTTAAAGCTCCGTTCTTTGCAGACAAACAGTGTGCAGTAGACAAAGTAACCGGCGAACCATTGTTCTTTAGCACTACCGAACTGGTTGGAGAGATCCCATTGCGTAAGGGTAAAACAAAGAAGAACGAAGACGATTACGTTATTGATGTTACTGAGGGACAGATGTTTATGTCTCTTGTAAAACAATACGGCGTTGAGTACGCAGAATTTAAAATGAAGAAACAACCGGTAAAAGCAGCGGTGATAGAGGGGCAGAAGTAATAAAGAGAGCACTCAGGCGTAACAGCTTGGGTGCTTTTTATTTTCGAGGACTCACAAATAATTAATTCGGGTCTTCCGTCGAGGACGAAAAGGCATTTCCTAAACTCAATCTCCTGAAATATAGATGATTATAGTATTATAACGGAACCGCCGCAGGCGCTATTACAGCTTATCCGCCTCATATTCTCATACATTATGTTAAATAGAAACTAATTCTAATGGCAAATGCTTGCGTTAAAAGAAAATTTACCCTACATTTGTACGAATAATTGATCTAAGGGGGTTAATTTTATATAAATCCATTTAACATAATGTAGATTATGTTAAGTCGTGATAGTGGTAAAACAACATCTAACTCCCTGTATTTAAGTACGATAAGCTCATTCCAGAAAAATTTTACCGCACCGACGTCAGTACCACAATATTGTTTGTATAGAAATTCCTTTGATATTTAGTGCATACAAACTATATTTGCAATCAAGCAGTTAAGCCCCTTATTAAACCAACTTTATGAGACCTATACGCAAAACAGCACGCTACATCCTGATGAGACGGGGTAATGACATACGTATATTCAATTGCCATACCGTAGATAACCTTGCTTGTAGTCCTATCTTATCACCAAGTACTATTGATGTACCCAAGTTCTTAAAGATGTCTGTAAATGAGTTTAACGCCGCCTGCAGAGCTCTTTGTACTACACGTATTAATGCAGATGATTAGTTCAGGAAATTGGGTGTACGCCCGCAAAACGTTAAATTATGATATACCGAGAGATCAGAAGAACGCACTACTACATCCTTGAAAAAGCCCACCCACGGGATTTATACCGACTAAGAGTATTATCCGGGAAGTCAGCAACCTGTCGCTATATTGATGAGTGGGGAGACCTCTGCATAGACACATCCCTGCTACAATCCCCTGATTTCCCCAGAGCCATGATAGAGTCCTATGACTTATTTATGTGTAGTAAAGCTCAGTTCAACAAAGTCTGCAAAATGCTATGTGTTCCCCGCAGATTAGATGATGATTAACTATTCAGGAGAATGTATTTGTTCTCCGCGCCCTTAAACCCTTAATTCAAAACACAATGGACACACAATTTTGGAAAGACTGCGGAATGCAGGAGACTATCATCTTTGGCAGCGCTAACGGTATTTATAATATCCCAGCTACCATAAAACTTGCGATACGATATGGTTTTAAATCGAACCTGTTCCTTGGAGACGAGACAGATGAAGAAATAAATGAGAATGAGTCCGCGTGCGAAGAATGTATACTCGCCGAGGAATTCCTAAGCTCCCAACTTCCTGATGGATATTGGTATGGTTCTAACGAACATGCCTGCGATTGGGGGGTATGGAAAGTTGAAGAAGAAGAGATTTAATTAGTTTAACCGCCCCTAAGGGTGTTTTATTAACCCCAAAATACATCACAACATGGCAATATATTTTTTAATTCAAGGTAGGGAAGATGAAAAGAAAGGAAAGCTTTACCCTCTCGGTGTTATCACTTTGAGCAATGCGGAAGGCTACCCTAAAATAGAACAGATAAGAGAAAAGCTTGAAGAATTTTGGAACGAAGAAGGCGACGGAGACATAGAACATTTCCAAGAACGTAAAAACCGCCCGCATGAATTTGAAGGCTTTTCTGTATGGTGTGAATATGAAGACCCAGACGAAGAAACCATGCGGTCTGTAGAATGCCTTTATTTTTGGCTACAAGAAATACCTATTTATTAACCACCACCTAAAATACCCCAACAAATGACGCTCAAAAACAAAATTAAACTTATGAAAGGTAATCCTAAAAGTTCTCGAGACGGAATGTATGATTATTTGGTTGGAGAAGCGGGATTGTACGGCATTGCTTTCTTTGGACACAAAGGAACTAAAGCACAAAAAGCAAAACTACGATACATTTGGAAACAAGTAATGTTATACGCATAACCCCCTAATACCCTAAACATGGCAGAAATTAAAGACATTGTAGAAGACGCGTACTTTAAAACCTCTCAAGGTAGGATAGGACGCGCATACGCAGTTACAGCAAGAAAAAAGGAGGCAGGACTTGTATATCTTATCTTTGAAGGACCGGAAGGTTTCGATAAAAACACCCCATCTGGAGTTTATAAAATAGAAGGCTTAACCCTCGTTAAAAAACCCAAACCATGAAACCATTCAATATTGATGACAAAGTATTGGTTCGCGGAAATCCTGCGAAAATCACAGCAAGTCTTATTGTACAGGATTCTGTAAAGGAAGAACGTTGGTACATAGTGGAGTTTGAGTCGGGACATGACAGCCCTTATCCTGAATCACAAATAGAACTCGTGGAACCATGTTAGTTTCCTTATTCGATACACCGGAAGATTTTATTTACAACGCATCAACAGCGTTTGAGATACTACTCAGTACAGGAATCGGTGCCTGCGTTTTACACAATAATTAAAAACTCAAACATCATGTATATATGCACCTGTAATTATTGTGGTAATCTTTGGGAGGACACAAACCCGGACTTAACCGTCAGTATTGATTACCCTGAACAAAAATTGGAGTCTCTTGCCGACCACAAATGTCCTGAATGTATGAAGGATGACTACCTTGTGGATAATATCAACTTCCTTGCAACAGGAGAATTGCCTGCGATCCATCGCAAAAACGCACTACAAGCGGCGATAGCTATCCTGAAGAAAGAGCACCCCGAATTTGAGGAGGAGCACACAACAGGTTGGGATATGATGCAGACACTTGAAGCAATAATAAACTCATTTTAACAATCTTTCCTGATTGCCCATAAATATCCGATACAGCACGGGCGCGGATTAAGGAAAAAATCGTAATTTTACTACTTTAAAACCAACATCACTGTGGAAAAAGAAATTATATTAAACGGACTTACTTATGTACTAAAGGAAGAAGTTCCTGTCCAGAAAGCAAAGAACAAATTCAAAGACGTATTTGATTGTAAAAGCATCGGAGACTTATTTGAGTTCGCAGGAATAGATACTGTGGAATTCTTAGAAAAGCACAGCAACCTAACTCCAAAGAAATTAAACTTGGAATATATTGAAAAAGGAATTGAGATTATTCGCGGTGAATGGTTGCCTACAAAAGAAAATAAATGGTATTACCCTTACTTTGAACGCACCCCGTCGGGCTTATCTTTCTCTACTATCGGCTATCATGATGATGGCGCTGTGGTTCCGGCTTCGCTCGTTTGTGAAAAAGAAGAACAAGCCAGACTTGTCGGTAATATATTATTACCTCAATATAGTATCTGGATGCAACCTTAACCTTAAATGAAAACCAACATGGAAAAAAATAAGCAAATCGCAGCGACAGTCAGTTTCTTGATTGCACTGTTCACTCTTGTAGTACATGCACAGAGCAAAGTACACAGCGGGATCGTCAGGAAATATAGTCGTTGGATTGTGGTTGACAGAACAACCGCGCCGCGTGACTATGGATATGTTCTTGGATGCAGGAAATGCTAAATTGAAATTGGTAGTACAGTCGCTTTGTAGCGGAGTGGCGCATGGCGATGGAACATATCCTTCCACTACCAATACTTATTAATCTCTTGGGATAGAAATGCCGGGGCAGTCCGGCGAGCTATCAATACCACCCATAAGTCAGGAGATTATATTTTTTGGGGAGCAAAGGTGCGAGGGCTAACTCGTGGACCTTCTTGGATTTCGATTATCCTGCTCTCCACAACGAACCATACTAAGAAAAACAGGTAGATTTGCGTAATACTCGAGCAATCGGTACTATATCTCCTGCTGAATCGCAAGCGGTCTTAGTCGAAATGTCGGTGATCTCATGCGATAACATTTCTCAATGCGGAGTAAAAAGCAGAGCCTCTTCGGAGGTTCATCACAAATACAAAATAATATGCAACCAACAATCACAACAGTTAAAGAGTTCAACGACAACCAACAACGACAATATGCAGAGCATCTCGCAAAGTGTAAAGTTAATGGTGTTGTAGATGTAGATAGATTCGAGAGATACTTCACAAGATTTGATTATAAATCAGGATACGTGTTGTGGGGTAAATATCCTATCTACAAAAGACGAAAGAAAGATTTAGTTTTTTTAATCACATAATTATACCTTTGTAAGTATGGGAGCACCAATTGATTTTGATAAAGAGACCGGACACATCGAACCTATTTTAAACGCATTAAAAATCGGAATAGTGGCGCATATTGACCACGGAATTACAACAGCAAGAATGGCACTGAGGGAAGCCCATCCTGAAATTATCGTCGTAGACAATAAAGCAGTAGGTATCAAAGAAATTTTTGAGCACAAATCCGAGGAGGCACAACAGCTAATTAAAGTGCTTACAGAAGTGCATGAGTATCCTGTATCTGATGGTAAATCCAATCGCAGAGACCGCAGAAAGAATCAACGTAAGAACAAAAGATAAGCCCGGGAATACGCAGACGCGAGTTTATCTCACCCCCAATTACACTTAAAATCACATCACATGACAAACAGGAAGAAATTTGAAGTTTGGGTGCGCTCCGACAATGTTATAAAACAATCAGACGGATACAGAACTCAGTGTAATCAGTATATGCATTTATTCACTACACGAAAAGAGTTATTTGCGTACTTCAAAAAGGAATATTGTAATACCTAAAACAACACAGATGAAAATAATTAAAACGAAAGTATTTGCGTTCGATGAACTCCCAGAAGACATACAACAGAAAGTATTAAAAAATCAGTACGATTGGTGGGAAACAATCTATGAAGATGCCGCTAATATAGGACTAACCATTAAAGGATTCGATATTGACAGGGGTTCTTATTGTGAAGGAGAGCTTGGTGTTGATTCTGCTGCGGAATGCGCGGAATCTATCTTGAAAGAACATGGAAAAGATTGCGAGACGTACAAGACAGCACAGACATTCTTGAAAGCACTAAATGAATTAACTTCTACTCAGGAGAATATTGAGGACGTGCCCGAAGAAGACATTGAAAATTTAGAAGATGAATTCCTAAAAGATATTCTTGAAGATTACAGAATCATGTTGACACAAGAATACGAATACCTTACAAGCAACGAAGCAATCATCGAGACCTTCAAAGCAAACGAGTGGACTTTTACCGCAGAAGGCGAGATGATGAACTCATAGGTTAGCCCCTAAATTTATACACACTAAACCCATTCACATGAAATTATTTGAAGTAGAAGGTACATACGGACGTAGTAAAACACCATGTACCGTATTTGTAGCAGAAATAAAGTACGGACGCAATCAAGGCGCCAAATGGTATGTTGCAGAAGATTCTGTTAACGTAAATTACACCTATGATGAAATTCAAGAGGGTGTAGACATTGAAGAATTATCTGATGACGATATGTTCACTGCCGGTAAACCAATAACTTCTCTTGAAGAACTCGAGGAAGCAATTAACAGTTAATAGAAATAACATGACCAAAGAAACTATTACAATTACAATCTCCCAAGATGGAGAAGTAAGAAAGACTTTTGAAAAAGTAGAGTCAGATACAGAAGCCTTTGGTTGGTTATTACGTAATCAAGGACAAAGCACTGATTGGGCATTAAGACACGGAGGCTGGAAGGTTGAAGTGAAAGATGACCAAACAGGAGAAATCACATTCTGGGAACCTTATTCAAGTTTAAAACGATAAAACTATGGAAAATCTTAGAGCATTTAAAGTAGTTACACTGTTAGCTACGAACACGAAACCAATCAGGATAAAAATTACCGACCTTCGCTTTGATGAAACTGTTATCATAGGTTACACAGCGAAGGGTTCTCCCAGAGAAAATGACAGAGTATGCGAGTTTCTTGCTGAAAAAGGTATAGAAATTGTTGCACAAGCTTGGAGAGAAATCAAAGGACAAATCCACGACTATACTATCTTGCTTACTGAAAACTTTGATAAACGAATTAAATAACCCAATATGAAAACAGAAATATTGACCAAAACAGGTTTAGAAGTTTACGATAAATACGATGTATGGCAAGTTTCTGAGGATAAAGAGCTTGCCCACTTCGCTACTCCGGGAATATTGATTAGTATTAAATTCTATCCAAGAGAAGAGTTTCTTAATCCTAAATGGTGCAATAAATTTGTTGCAGACATTCAATATGATTACAGGAATCCCGACCTTCTTGACAGCTTTGATTTTGTGAAGCACTCAGGAACGTATGGAGAAACTATGTTCTTCAAAACAATGGACGCCGCGATTAAAGGATGTGAAGCTTGGATAGATGAAATGTTTGAAGGCGTTCGAGATTTCCATTCAAGAGAGATAGTTTCTAAAGCGCAGGTTTCTATAAGAGAAGTTGCTAAGAAAGAGTTTTTTCACCACAAAGCGATGTTTCCTGATACAAGGAATTTTGAAATGGAAGCGTTGGAGAAATCAAAGTATTATGCTGAGTATTTATCTTATACAGAACGATACAAAAATCGCAGAATAAGCGATGAAAAGTATGAGAAAAAGTTGAGTAAGATATTCAAAAAAACATTTACCTTTCCTCTTGCAGAGTGTTTACATCAGTTTAAATTTGACTTTGGAACTTTTGCTGAGAAGCGCAATATTAAAAAAGGCTGGAAAGCTGAGGACATAAAGGAAAATTTATCAGATTACGAATTAAAATTAGTTCGTAAGGCTGCAAATTATTATAGCTACTAAACTTTAAGGCAGAGATGTAATAGTCTCTGCTTTTACTAAAACCATCACAAATGAAAGAAATTAAAAAGAACATTGAGAGTAATAAAGAACTCTCGAAGAAAATAGATTCTATAAGTTATTACTCCGTTGAGAATTTTATCAGCGATGTAAAGGCTTACATAAGCGCGATTAAAGAGCGCAGAATGCTTTGTGTTATCGAATCAGTTGCTCCATCAGTATGAGCCGCGTCTTGAAGTACAATAGCTGCGGAGGCAATAAGAAAACAGGGTTTAACTACCGTCAATATTCCTGCTTATTCGTATCTTTAGGATACAGCAGAGCAAAGAACAGCGATGGATTTCGAGTGAATGGTTGCGGTATGGATATGAATTTTAATACCAACTACAACAATATCCACGACTTTTTTAGACTTGGTTTTATTACCAAAGAAGAATGTGCTAAATTAGCTCAAGCATCACCAGTAGTATTATAAATTTGGGAAAGCAGGTTAATACTTGCTTTCCTTTAACATCACAAAATTATGGAAAAAGATAAATACAAAACAACTGTTCAATTTAGGTTGGAGAAAGAAGAGCCACATACAGTGTGGGCATTTTTTCCGAATGAACCGGAATGGACAGAAGAACGCTTAAAAGATTTACCGGATAACGGATACAAACATTTTGGTAAGACTAAAGATGAATTGCGTCAGTTATTTATGGCTTATGCACACGTAGGACAACACACAACGGCTTGTACAGAATATTTTATGGAGTGTGAACCCGCGACTCCTGAGCAGTATAAAGATCTTGCGGAGGAATTAGAATCTATTGGTTATAACTTAACAATACTACAATGAGAGAACTAAACATTAACGAAATAGTAAAGCATTATTTATATGCTGCACTATGGACAGCCGAGTTAGACAGTAAATATGATACTGATGACTTTGGTTTTGGAGAACAGTATTATGCTGCGGTGCGGGACATCGGAGATTTCCTGAATAAAGCAGTACGTTATCTTGCACCATACGAAAAGCATTTTGGAGATAAAACTGAGTCTCAATTAGGACATGACTTTTGGTTATCTCGTAACGGACATGGTTCAGGATTCTTTGATCTTGCGCTTGATACAGGAGATAGAAAACTCAAATCTATTGGGGATAGTTTGCAGGAGATTGCCCGCGAATTCGTTGAGAAAAACGTATTTGAGAGTGAAGTTGGAAACTTATTTATTGAATAATTAAAACCCAAAACCCATGAAAATAAAACATATTGAAGGTAACACCGGCGATAATCTCAAATTTGAGGTCGATGGCGTTATCATGTACTTTTGGGACAGCTTTAAGCGTTCCTTCATATCTCTTGACAGTTTTGCACAAAGCTATAACTTCAACAAAGTTGTATTTAAAGACACAGTGGAAGACATAACCAAGTGGATTCAAGAAAACGAAGAGTTAGTAACAGCATACATAAGCAAAGCAACCAAAGCCCAAGCCTTGTTAGATTCTTATAGAGCACTTCCAAAGAAAAAATTGGTAGCTCGATTTAATGAAAAAGAGGTATTAATCTGCGAAGTAGATTTGACAAGAGGTTATGTTACTGTAACAGCAAACGAGGTTATTCCTACAAAAGAGAGCATCCTTATTGAACAGGGCTCTGAAATGTGGGTAGACTATTTTGTTCAGGAAGAAGGGATGTCGGAAAGGGCTGCAAAGAAGCAAGTCGCTGATGAAGTTAGGATGAATGGAATTGAAGCTGTTGCTGATATTTCTTTGTTCTCTGAAGGCTTTTCTTACAGGAATGCTGATTACGCATTTGATTCTTCAGCTTGCGGATGTCTGCACGAAGACATAAAGAAAGCCTTTCCTGAAAACAAGATTCTTCACAAGTTAATCAAGATGCACCTCAAAGAAGATACCGATATGGTAGAAGCTCTTTGGTTGTACAGTCAGCTAAAAGATTCTGAAAATTACAGAGAAGAAGTAATTGCTATCGGAAAAGAAATCGTAAAGAAGTAACAACCAAATCCCTGACGCAAACTCTGCGTTGGGGGTTATACAAAACCCCACCTATGAAAGAAACAACTGTAGATATTTTTGCAGGTAATGAGAACCTGTTCCGTGCATACGAAATCTGTATGTGTGGAGACCACAAGTTAAAACTCATAAGTACAGCGGATGAAGATACCTCAGTTGATGCGCGTCAGATGAGTCTGCTTAATGAACACTTTGCTGAGGTTATTACTTTGGAATATTCAGACGCGGATATACTTCAAGAAATTGTTAAGCCCCAGTTAGAACAACTTTTAAATTCTCGATGTGAAACTATTGAGGATGTGGATAAACGTATCGCAGCGTATAAAGAGCGTTGTCCTGATATTGAAATCAACATCAGCGAAGCATCGCAACGTTTACTGAAAACAGCTTATGAACGTCTTGCATTACAACCATACGAGGTACAAATCATTATTAATTTGGCTGCTACTATTGGTAAGATGGACGACTCTAAATTCGTAGATTTAATTCATATTGCAGAGGCAATACAGTTCCGCTCAATAGACAAAACATTTAAGAAGTAATCAACCATTCCCCGCCTGCACAACCTATTTGGTGCGGGTGGGGTAACTAAAACCATCACATTATGAAAGACATTAAAAAACGATTGAAGTATCTCAGGAGAGAACTCCGTGCAGAGCGTATTAGTTACGGAGAGTTAGCAGAATTACAATCCTTAGTAAAACATATTGACCCTAATGATGTAGAATTATTGGAAGCAGCCGGAGTACCCGAGTTTCCTGAAAATAAAAAACCAACCACATGAGCTTAAAAATTGAAAAACCCGGCGACTTAGAAGAAATTGCTAAGTACATGACAGAAGCCGTTAAACAAACACCCAGTAAAAAGCATGACCGATTTTGGGCTTTAAAAGATTTGATTCATTATTTTGAAAAAGATAATGGACTTGATTGGAAAGTTCGGGAGCCTATTTGGGAGAGCATGAACGGTTATACAATGCCTAAGACTTGCAAGAATATCCTGAAAATGTTGGAAGCAATTGTTGAAGCAAACAGTAAGACATTAATAACCCATTAAAAACTAAATCCATGAGCGCAAGAGCACACAGAGTTGAGAAAATAGTTTATGCAGAAGGAATATTCTTCGTATCAGGAACTCCATTAGGAGACGCTATAATAAACTATTCAGAAACAAATGATTTCCGTAACCAAGACGGCGGAGGTAACATCGAGATTACTCTGGGAGGACTGCAAACCATTCTTGGCGAAGCTGAGGAATGGGGACTACTTCCTGAAAACATAGCAGATTTGCAGGACGAAATTAACGACCTTGTTTCTTTAGGAAAAGAAGCTGACGAGTATATTGTTTACGATATATTCTAACCATGAAAGCAATAATGAATAAAAAAGACCTTATGGACGCAATCGCCCATCTTGACGATAACGACGCAGTTGTTATTGAGGTTCACGATATGGTAGCAAATGAAGACTTGTATAGTTTTTATGTAGATGTTATTGATGGTATCAAGTTGGAGGACGGCTCTATAATAAAGGAAATCCGATTAAGTATAATTCCAAATAGCATACGATGAAAGCAATAAAGAAGCTACCAAGACCGGAATATATTTCTTGCTGTTGCGCCGGGAGATTCACCGTAGAACAGAAGAAAGACCGCTTCAAAACAAAGTACGTGTACCATCTCCTAAATCATATAGTAGTTACTTATGTGCAGGACAACGGTAAGGAAATGGAAGACGAGATGTTTGGAGAATGGTTCCTTAATTAAAAAATTGATGCGTTGATAGGG